CCCGCGCCTTCGAATACTTAAAAAAATGGTCCGTTTCTATCAGAAAATGGATTTTAAAACCGCTATGACTGAGTGGGTCGCCCTCAAGGCCCAGTTGGCCGCAGCTCGCAAAGATCTCGGAACGTTGAACAAACGTGAAAAGGATCTTCGCAAGTTTGTGACGCTACACATGCAGCAGAATGAGATTGACGCCGTCAAGGTTCAGGACAAGATCAAGGTCAATTTGAAAACAAAAAAGGTCAAGGGTTCCATCACCAAGGAGGTTATTCTCAAGGGTCTTCGTGCGTTCTTCGGTGGCAACGAAGCCCAGGTGGAGGGGGCCTGGAATGCCATCCAGGACTCTGCACCGACCAAGGAGACGGCTTCCGTGTCCGTAACAGGACTTAAGGACCTGACGCCTTGAATATTCAAGTAAAAATGGGTCAAGGTGATGAGTATTCACGAGATGCCTATCTCGGCGAACACTATGCGTACAATTCTGACGAAGACTCAGACGAGTTTGATTCTCAGCTCGACCCGGAGGATTGGCAAGCGGTTTACTCCGAAGACCTTTTGGATGCGTGGATGGTTATTTACGACGAGCTCCAGCGGAACTATTTGACTCACATTGTCAAATACTCTCAGTTTGTCGACTTTGTGATGGAGCCGTGGAAGTGGCGCCAGGGTTCAGACCCGAACCCGATACACAGGCGTTTGTGGAACGAAATCTCAAGTATCGAGACCATTGACGACCGAGTGTGGGAAGACCAGTTCTACGGGTGGTCCCAGTACTATCTGAGGGCGCTTACTTGAACCGACCACGCAGTGGTCGTGGCTCCGCCGTAACAAACCTCTATAAGGAAAGCCCGAAGGGCTCAAATTATATAGCTTTATATAAATGATCGACATCACAGGGCCCAAAGTCCTCGTGCCGACCATCCTTTTTGCTCTCTTGAGTCCAGGGCTTTTGCTCAGCCTTCCACCAGGCTCTGGACTTTTGATGCAGGTGATGTTTCACGCTTTGGTCCTGGCCATCCTCTCGTGGGTCATCATCCATTTTGTTTTCAAATTCACATTGACCCCGGCGGACTTGATTGTCCCGGCTCTCCTCTTTGTCCTCTTGACACCCGGTGTGATCCTGACCTTGCCTCCCAACGGTGGACCCATATTCTTTTCGGGGAACACAGGTATAGTCCCCGTTATGGTCCACACTCTGGTCTTTTCGATCGTGTGGGCAAGTACGCGAGGTTTCTTTCCCCAGTTCTACTAGAGTATGAAAAACCTCATCATCGGTCCAGGAGCCATGGGGTTCTTTATGTACCTTGGAGTCGTTTCACGACTCAAAAGGGAAGGTCAACTTGATGATCTCGAGGCTATTTCGGGAGCGTCGGCAGGCGCACTCCTCGGAATGCTTTTTTGCTTGGCAAAGGGAGACCCAACGAAGGTCCTCGACTTTTCTTTGAGCGTTCCCCTGAACCATATTATGAAACCAAATATCAAGTCCTTGTTGAAAAACTATGGCCTCATTCCGTACACTAAAATTCGCAAGGTACTCGTCGGTGCCTGTCAGACCTTTACGGGAAAAGACGATGTGACCTTCCAGGAACTGTACGAGTTTCATCCAGTGAAACTCCACGTATCGGCTTACTGTGTTGACTTTATGAAGACGGTGTACTTTTCAGTAGATACGACCCCGTCTATGAGCGTTCTGGACGCCGTGTGCGCCTCGGTTGCTATACCATTCCTCTTTTCGAGTGTAAAATTGAAGGATGGATGGAACTATATCGATGGTGGAGCCGCCGAGTCTGTTCCCGGTGGACCCTTTCTCGGTCAGGAGGCACTCGCCATGAAACTCGCGTGGAACAGACTCGAGAAGGTCAAGGACCTCAAGACGTACGCTATAAGTATCCTCTATTCTACAATGAAATTGAGACACGCGTATGACTTTCCCTTGATGGACCTCGAACTCCAAGGGGAAGACATGTTTGATTTCGGTGCGTCAAATGATTCAAAGCTCAAGATGTTTCTTAGGGGATACGAGCAAGTCCGGTAGGACTTTTTTTCCCTACTAAAAGTAACACAATGCGTACCATCATTCGGTCCGGTTATGTTCAGCACCGTAAGCGAAAGACCATCACGGTCCACCGCAAGGATGGCAAGACCTACAAGTACACCCGCAAGGCGGGGGTGACCCGTGTGCGCCCCGTGCCCACCAAGGACGTGGGTGCGATCGGCAAGGGCCCCAAGGTGATTGGCCCACTCAAGGCGGGTATGTTGACCCGGTATCACTACCACCCCGTCGAGGCTCCCACCAACCGTCACAAGGCGCTTGTCAAAGCGGTGACCAAAGGCCACGAGGACCCCCACGCCGTCATCCGGCGTCTGATCGCCATCAGCACACTGACCAAGCGGACTCTGCCCCGCGCGTCTCGCATCTACAAGGCGGACGCTCGGTGGGTTCACAGCAAGTACTCCAAGATGTTCGGACGGCGTTAAATTCTTGATGTAAATTAGTATGAGCCAGACCAAGCTCCAGCGTTTTCAAAACTATGCCATGCGACCAAACACCAATATCAAGTGGTCGATAGCACATGGTAAGTACACGGACCCTTCACATCTTCGACACTTTCCAGTCCCCGAAGGCGTGTATGTTTCTCTCGTAGCTGTTCCCGGTTTCCCTCTTTCTAAAAACATCATCTATCACCCCACGTTTCACGCGCTTCACCGAAACATCCGTCTTACACGAGAGTTTATTAAGCACCGAATTCCTAGACAACATTTACCTTCGGCTCTTCGATACTTTTACTCACAAAATCCACGCGTTTACCTTCCAGGAGACCCTATCGTAGACTTGGAACTCGAGTACACAGACCCTGACCCTTACACAAACATCTTCCTCGGGGTCAAGAGCCTCAAGCACCATTCCAAGTCTTTTACAAACTCGAAAGTTCACTTATCGAACATATTGACTCGACCGGGTGTTTACTTTATCATCGCGTGTCGCGGCACAACGAATAACAACACGAGGAGGACTATGCAACGTCACGAGGAGAGTCTCGCACAATCTCTCAGTAAACGTCCAAAGAACACCGTGTCACTGCGTCGAAACGCCAACGAGCCTCCAGCGAAGAGGCGATAAAAAAATTGAGGTATAATAAATGAACTCATCTGCTCGTCAGACCTTTATGGGTATTAACAACAATAAAAAGAAACTCATGAATGTTTGGATTGGGCGTTTATTCGACCTTCTCAGTCAAGGAACATTCGCGACAGACCGTATACACAGTTATCTTTCTAACAGCAACGCTGCTCATGCTAGGCAAATACTTATTCATGTATCTCCAGATGTTGTAAAATATTTGGATGAAGTTGCCGTTGCCACGAGTCCGCATGCAGGCATCGCCCAAGTTTATCGTTCTTTCGAACTGGTTAACCCGGGTTATATTCAAGCCGTTAAAAACAAATTCCAAGCCGATATTAATTTTTATCTCTCCCGGGAACAAGCGTTGCGTGCAAACGCCCAGAAGAGGGCGGCAAACGCGCAGGCGAACGCGGCGCGGCGACGCGCGGAACAGGCGGAGGCGAATGCTCGGCGTGCGAACAACAACGCCAGAGCGCGTCGGGCTGCTGAAAACGCCCGGACGGCAGCAAACGCGGCGGCAAAGGAAGCCAAGAAGAAAGAACAGGAAGCACGAGCCTCGGCGGCGGAAAAGGCTCGTTTTAATGCAACTAGGCAAAAGGCAAAAGAAGCAGCAAATGAGGCTAAGCAAAAGGCGCGCGCCGAAGCGAATGAGGCTCGACAACAGGCGGAGGCTGGCCCGAGCCGCCGTCAGTCTCCTCCACACCGTCAGTCTCCTCCACACCGTCAGTCTCCTCCCGCCCCCGTGAAGACGAATGCTAGTCAGAATCGTACGATGCGAAACAAACAAAACCGTGAACTGGCGGCCCATTACGAGATTGTTGGACGTTGGCGTCAAGCTTTTGCGAATACAAAAGCTCAACAACATTTAACAACTCGTCAGACTGTTCGGAAAATGGCCAAGAATCACTTGAGTTTGAACCTGAATACTCTCCTTCCAAATGGAGGAAGAGGAGTACAGAAAAAAGTCTTGGTTTTGCTTCACCCGAACAGGGGCAAAAACGCAAATACTAAAGCTCTACGCCAAGTCCTGACGGCTGAACTATCTAGTATCTAAACCCACACAATAGCATCACCGATACCAGATACAGGTCCTCCTAAAGGCCAAAAAGGTTCTATGGACCATTGACCTCTGTGACTCAATACATCAAGGAGGATATGTAAGGCGTATATTTTCCGAGCCCTTGAATTTTGAATCAAAATTAGAAACAAAAGGGAGTGAGGAGCCTTGTACAAGACTGAGTACGCCACCCACCAGTCTTGTATGAGTGACCATGGAACGGGCCAGGGAACTAGGAGGATCATGGGGAGGTCCGGGGCCACTGACCAAAAGGCATCACGCCACGAGACGGCTCCAAACACGAGTTGGGTACAAAAGATATGTTGAGGCCAAAGCATCTTCACCCCCTTAAAAGAGACGGACGAGTATCTTTTAATGGAGGATCGCCTTCGAATTATTGCTGATGATATTTGGTCTTCACTCGGTCCCGGGTACAGCGAGTCCGTGTACCACTGCGCGTTTGAGGTGGCTCTCCGTAACCGCCAGATACCCTATGAGACGGAGCGTATCGTGCCCGTGTATTACAAGGAGCAAAATGTTGGACACATACGTGCGGACCTCATTATCGACCGTGAGGTCGTTGTAGAACTCAAGGCTGTGAGCAAGCTCAACGAGACGTACCGGGTTCAGACCCGAAACTACCTTCGTCTCCTAGGTCTCGAGGTGGGATACCTGATCAATTTCCCAGACAAATTGGGTCCCTTGGAGTTTGAGCGGATCGAACTCAACACCGACCCCGTCCCGTCATCCACTGTGGAGCCGAGCCTCGAGGGGGCGCCACTCACACCGTCGGAATAAACTGCCAAAGTAACTCATCACAAATTTTCTTCCAAATTTGGTCTTGGACATATAACTTTTCACGACTTTTCAAGAGTGGGAAACAGGGGAGGTATTGATCCTCCCCAAGGAGCTCACTCATTTTGTACAGAACAAACGAGTAACTCAAAAAGTTTTTACGGTTCGCAGGCTTGTGCTTCTCGAACGGTGCTTGTATAGCGTGAAACATGAGTCTTAATTTGTGTTCAAGCTCTTGAGGCATCGTTGGAGGAGTGATGCCGCTAACTATAGTTGCTATATATGGAACGTGCTCATAGTACTTTGCGTATCCAAGTTTCTTCAAAAGAGCCTTGACCTTTTCATGGGTAATCTCCGCAAGGTCCTTGACCTTTTGTTTCCGAAACTCTGTTCTCAGTTTAGAAATAACATCCTCGGGAACAGTCGTCGATTCCTTGGCTTGAAACTGGCTTATCCATTCGTTAAAGTGATTCTCACGTTTGTACGAGTATACAATGTGTTTCTCAATTTCCTGTTCCTCCTTGAACCCAACTTCGTCACCCAAAATGTATTCGACGGCCCCACACTCTTTACAAATCTCTTCAGATGCCACTTCATCAAAGACACGAGAGTATACCGCACCACATTGGGGACAGGGCGCATCATGAAATTCCTTTTTCTTAAAATCATCTTCGTTTCCACCTTCAACTTCCTTGAGATACTTCTTATATATATCGTTTCTCTGCACACCCTTTCGGGTAGATATCTGTACACCAGCGACCTTTTTGGTCGATGCAGACCCCCCACTCTCAACTTCACTCGTATATTCCTTAATGACGGGAACACACGAAAGAAGATACTCCGCTAGTTCAGCTTCTGATGTACACGCGCGTATTCTTTCTTCGTACCTGGCCTCCATTTTATATTTTATAAGTTTTAATTTTAAGCTTCTATCTTTGGTGCCAAGTAGAACCGGAGATCCCCTAAGTTTGCAATTGTGTACCGAAAGATAATCGGCATATTTTCATTCTCAGAATCTTGAAGGAGTTGGACACTCGAACACATATTTGTCGCCTTGGTAAATAGGTTGATGTACTTGAGACTGAATGTGCTTCCAGTCTTTTTGACGACATCTGGGAACTCGATGACCGTCTTTTGGTCCGCAAAATCACCCCTGCAGCTGAGCTCGAGCTTGTTGCCCTCACGGATGATATCCATCTCGGTCGCCAGGTTGCCCATGTCCCTCGTGATACGCTGGAAATCTATAGAAGGCAGGGTCGTCACGACATTCATGTGAATATCCGGAAGCTCGAGTATGTCTTCATTAATGTCCAGGAGTTTGAGCTTGAAACTTGTTGACGACTTTTTGTCAGGATTCTCTATGAAAATCTCCATATAGTCACGCCCCTCGATACGGACAAACAAGGTGTCTTGTCCAGTCACAGACTTGAGGAGCTTGTACACGTTGGCCATGTTCAGTCCAGCGATGATATCTGTCGAACACTCGTACTCCTCGAAATTTTCAGCACCCAGCTCCATGTGTACCAGGGTCACACGGGCCGTGTCCAGGGTCAAGATGTGAATACCTTTAGGTGTAAAGTATACATTCACATCATTGATGATATCCTTGAGAACCTCAAATACAGACTTTATAGCCGAAGCCTGAATTGTGCGAAAATGCATCTTATGTTTCAAAGTGCGTTATCCCTTTAAGACCGAGTTTGAGACGCCGTCTCGGACTCGTGATCAGCCCTGCCGCTTTGCCTGGTAAGCGTCCGTAATATTCATTGAAATTTTAGCCTCAAGTTCAGGTGTCAATATAGGCTGAAGAGACTCGCCGTACTTGTCCAGTTCAAATAGACCAGGGTTTTCCGTACCATCGAGGTTCTGACACAGGTTCCCAGAACAGTCCCATGACTCAAAGTCGGTCGGGACCATAGACTCGAGCCATGCCTTGACTTCAGCCCCGACACACATGTTACCCTCATTTGTCACAAGGGTCGGAACTCGTGTAATCTTTTTGGAAGGGACCCCATTCGTCGAGACGTTATGGAACCGAATAATCTCTATGAGAGCCGGCTGAGTCTTGATGAAGCCTATAATTTCCTGTGAATACTTGCACTTATCTGAGTAGACCAGAAGTGCCATCTAATCTATGTTGAGGGTTTTTGCCCCTCGCCCCGAGCGCACCTTTTTTGTTTGCGTAGAGTAATGAAGAATCTTGTGGTTCTGGCACTTGCCGTACTGATACTTTTTTTCATATGGAACAAAAGGACCCCAAAGTCCGAGTACGCTGCAGGTGACGTGAACCTTACAGCACCCGTTCCTCCCCTGATCGTTCAGGCAATTATCGAAAAGGTCCAGTCTATGAAGCCCAACATGGCCCCAATAGATACCTTGTTTGTGAACATCCAGCCCGATGGGAGCTACAATTCGCGTATCATGTTCTTCGATACAAAGCACTTTCTGGGGACCCAGTATGATATAAGCGCAAAGGTCAATAACGATGGGTCAGTTGATATACTCAAAATTGGAGACTCGTCAACTGTTGACCCGACCTATGGGTACAAGCCCGACAAGTACCAGACGTGGACTGAAGTAACGGCCAACCTTGATACTCAGTTCAAGGGGGCTCTTCAGGGGTACAAGAATCAGAAGCCGCAGCCAAACCTCAATAACATGACGACAGCATACAACCAGGGAATGACGGTGACTCAGACCAACCTACAGTCGAGGTCCTGAAAGGACCGGTCGAGACCATAGCTCTCTCGAGGTCCTAGAGGCGCGTAGTTGTTCCCTCTCAAAATTAAGCGAATAGAATAGATGGCTTTGTCAGCCAAACAACTCGTCGCTTCTGAAAAGAAGCGAGATCTTGCTAAAAAAGAGTACTACCGTGCCCTTCTTGAGCAATTTTGTCGTAAAATTAAGGTGGCTTCGGACCTTGGGAGTCGAGATGCGATACTGACCGTACCCCCGTTTGTCGTTGGATTTCCTCGATACGATCTTCCAACGACTGTAGGGTACATGTGTCGCCAACTCCAAAGGCTCGGGTACATAGTAAACCTTGTTGGTCCGCTTGATATACGTGTTCAATGGACAAAAGCTGCAGCCCTTGATTCCGAAATGGAAAAGGAGGAGGTTGATCCGGGCACGTACCTTCCAAGTCTCGTCAACCTCAAAAAGACGGCAGAGAAACTACGGGTCACAAAAAGACACTAAGAACGAGGGGGCATCGGGGGCGGCGGAGTCACATTCGCGTGCGTACTCGGGTTCGCGGCAGCTGCAACGCTTGGCGCCCTGTTAATGTTTGAAACAATTTGCTGAGACATTCCAGCAAGTTGAGCAAGCGCTTTTTGCTGACCGTCAGACCCCATATCATTCCATTCCTTGGTTACTTTTTGCGTAAAAGCCTCTACGACTGGTGTCATGTTCTGGACGTACGCATCCTTTAGAGGTTGAGGAAGTCCCCTGAACTCGGCCATTGACATGAGGTTCACCTGCCTGTTTGTGAACCCGGAAGTTTGCTTGAAAAACAGGAAAAAGATTATGAGAGCAATGATGACCCACATGGCAACACGCTCCGCAGTGTGCATATTTATATGAAGCTAGATTTTCTTTTGACATAGTACATGGACCTCCTGAACGAGTCTGAGCGGCGGTTCACCAAGAAGCTCTGTGACGCTATGATTCCCGTGATGATTGAAGCATTCTGGGAAATATGGCTTGAGGCTAAGAAGGAGTCCCAGGGCAAAAACACCACGCGAGTCTTCCAGGAACTCCTTCGGGGTGTCAAGACCTGGAACTCTTCAATTTCACTCAAAAATACAGAGGCCATCATCAAGAACCAGTCCTTGTTTCCCAACCTTTTGGCGGCTGTATTCGTTATCCACGTCAAGATTCTGAGTGCAATCCGAACCGACAAAAAGTCCAAGAAAATCAGTATAAAGTTGCCCGCAAATGACGTCTTTGTTCAGCGATGCTACGAGGCGTGTGCCAAGGACTTGTATGAGAACCCCAGTATCATCGTGGATAACAAGTCCGAGGAGGAACGCAACAACAATTTGAACGAGCGGTTTCACAAGAGAATTTGCGTCGTTATTGAGGACCTCGTCCCAACGGCCGAGATTCTCAACACGTACTTGCCTTTGCCCGCCGCCGGCGAGGACCTGGATATGGACCATGAGGATGAAGACCCAGAGGGTGATGAGGACGTACCCGACTTGGCGGAGGAGGGCATTCCGGATGGAATGCCCGCGAGTGAAAACATCGACACCCTTCCCCAAAACACAGGGAACATGGAGTTTGGAAAGACCCCAGGAGGAGTCGATACGGCTGTGACCGTAAATAACTCTCTGACCCCACCGAGCGTTCCAGGGACGACGCCCCCGGCAAACGATGACGAAGGTGAGTCCCTGTTTCCAGACGCGCCCGCGAAAATTCAAAAATTAAACCATACATAAATAATAGAACATGGATCAGTACTTTCGTGAACCCATGAGTGCGGCCGTTATAGCAGCGTGTATAGTCGTCGGGTACATACTCATCAGGTCGAAACTCAATAATGAAGGAAAATTGAAAAACTCAGACTACTTCAAGCCAGCTTTTCTTGTTGGTGTCCTCGTCTATTTCATAGTCAGTAAAGGTCAGGGTGATTCCGGGCCAGTTTTGAAGGAGCCTTTTTAACTTAAGGACAGTATCCTTAAACTTGAGTAGATGACTACCGTAAAAGCTTTTGATGAGATGATGTCTCAGTTCCTCGGGGAGCTCAGTACCGTGTTCCCCGATGAGCCAGCAAAGACTGGTCCAGAATGCAAGACCTTTATGAAACAGGTTGCACCGTGGGCCGGGCAACTCACAGCACGTGACGAGTCATTTTTCAGTGATCAGAATGAGTTTGCAAAGAGTCTGAACCTTCACGTGATTTGGAAGCGTGAGGACTGTTCTGACAACACAAAGAACGCTATTTGGCAGTACCTTACGTCTCTGTATATGATTGCGACGACCCTGAGTATGTTTCCTCCGGAGACCCTCAGCGCCATCGAGGCTGCCGCTGAAAATTGTGCAAAGAATATGAAGCTGGGTCCGAACGGTCAGCCCGATGAGGCGGCCCTGATGGCCGGTGTCAACAGTATGCTCAGTCAGATGATGGGCGGTGGCGGGGCCGGGAACCCGTTTGCGGCTTTGCTCGGAGGAGCCGCTCCGCCGGCGACCCCTCGGCGAGCCCTCCCTCCATCAGGCAAAAAGAAAAAGAATCTCCGCAAGTAGAAGAAAGGAATGGATCCCAAAGAAGTCTTCAAGTCAAGCGACCTCTTGACCTTTTGGCCCACGGCCACACAGACGGCGAACCAGCGCGTCTCGGCAACGACTCGCTTCATTCTGTACGCCGCGTGTATCGTGTACATTATCAATCGTGATCCTCGCATCTTTGCTCTTGGCGGGGTGGCTCTTGCCATTCTGTACTACATGTGGACTACAAACATGATTAAAGATGGAAAGCTCCGTACAACAATTGGAGACGGGCGGTACTCGACCGCTTTCCGTCCAGATGTGACGCTTCCAACGACAGAAAACTCCATGGGCAACGTCCTTTTGAGTGATTACGTGGATAATCCAGACCGGCCAGCGGCGGCGTGGTACCCAAGCATACGGGGTCAGGTCCAGCAGGTCTGGAGTCAGATCCATCCGTTCGAGCGTCAGCGTGATGCCGAACGCAATTTCTACTCCATGCCCTCGACAACCATTCCTAACGACCAGACGGGTTTTGCGCAGGCGGCATACGGCAAGCCCTTCGCCGCCAAGTGTCACGACCAGGGCGGCGCATCTTGCGATCCAGATCGGTTCTACTCCAAGTTCCCAGAGCGTGTCCAGATGGAGGCTGGCAATTAAAATTAAATATGCGATTACATTAATAATGCCACAGTTTAGCTACTTGCCACTCGTGAACGAGAAGGGTGTGTGGTATGGCCCAGCCCAGGTTGTTCTCGAGGACAAGACGAATGTTGAAAGCAGCCTCCGCGAGGAGCCTACGACCTCTTGGAAGAAGGGATGGTCCGAGCAGACCTATGACTTCCCCAACACGTACGTGACCCTGCCTCTGCGCGTCATCGATTGGAATCCCATCAACACCTTTGGTGAGTACCAGAATGACCGTTTTGCCCAGCGTTATTACACCAAGGGTGTTAAGACGTGGGGGCGTTAAGCCTCCAAGGCGGAGTCCGAAGGACTCCTTGTATTCACGAATCCGTTGGACTCGGTCTCTTTAAAAAAAGATGTATAATAGTAATAATGGACCCGTTGGCCTTGGCCGCCGTTGTTGGTCTTGTGTTTGCTGGTAAGACGATTGCCGAAGGAAAGGAACCGTCACAAAAACCGTCAACCACGAAACCCCAAGCCCCTCTGACCCGTCGTGATATCGATATGATGGCGGATTCAGTTGGACACCGCGCAGATGCTTTCGATCTCCGGAACACAAACCCGGATTTCGGACGCCGTATTAATGATTGGCGCCTCCAACCCAAGGATGCCGTCCCGAACCTTCAGGACGTGACTCCGACCAACTCTCGCTTTCCCTATGGTCAGCCCGTATATGACCTGTATAACCGTCAATACATTACAAATAAGCAAAACAACCTGTCTCCTCTCGAACAGCCTATGCGTATCGGTCCAGGTCTCGGCGTCGGGCCGGACGTGCTCGCGGCTGGTGGGTTCCACGACTACTTCCGGGCTCTTCCCACAAATATCAATGAAGAGCGTCTTACCACGCTCGAGGGACGCCCAGGTCCCCGCAACCCTTTCGTCAAGAGCGGTGGCGCTGCCTACATCGGAGACATTACACAGGAGGCGCCCGCTTCCAAGACGGCTTTCCGTGCCCCAGGAGCCTACGGCGGTGGCGGCGCTCAGAGCGCGCTGGTCGCCCCAGAGGGTCGCCCGAACTTCCTCAAGACCAAGAAACCAACGATTCGCGGGGAGACTGGTTTGCGTACGGACACGCTCTCAGACGGTCCTCCACAGTACAACGTGCAACAGCCATACGCGGCCGGCGATGGGTCGTACACGGGTCTGCCCTTGACTCGGTCTTCCGGGTACCGCACCAAGCCCGATCGGGCCGCAAACGGTGCTCGTATGAATGTTCGCAACGACCCCGTCAACCAGGTGGGCGCGGCGACTCAGCTTCGTATCGAGGCTCGCCCCGAGCAGCCAGGACCCATGGCTATCACCGGGACAAACCAGGGCCGTGGTACCTTGCCCCCAGAGTTCGACGACCCACTCAACGAGTTCAAGGCGAACCCCAATCCACGTGCTTCAAACGGATTCTTGGATATCGCCATCCAGCAGCTCGAAAAGAATCCTTTGGCATACTCTCTGGCCGACCCGAAAAAGGCGGACCCAAACATGGGCACTTTGCCTTTTAACACGGTTTCTGTGAACTAAGACACGGTAAAAAAATATGGGTTAGTACTAAATGTCGGGAGGTGTTGTTCAACTCGTCGCCGTCGGCCCTCAGGACGCTTGGCTGACCGGCAAGCCCGAGGTTTCCTTTTACCGGTCCAACTACAAGCGCTACACGCACTACGCCAACTCTGTGGAGCGCCAGGTGATTCAGGGTGCCCCCATCGCCGGTGGCATCTCGACCATCCGCTTCGAGAAGAAGGGAGACTTGCTGAGCTACGTGTACCTGACCGTCCGTGACGCGAACGGAGCCCAGCTGGTGAACCCAGACTGGACCAAGATTATCGACAAGGTCGAGCTCCTCATCGGCGGCCAGATTGTGGACACCCAGGATATCGAGTACATGACCGACATCGAGCCCATCACCGGCGCCCAGAACTACTCCCAGCGGTACCTGAACAACAACAGTGCCACCTTCAATAACCAGAAGAACACGTTCCTGCCTCTGAAGTTTTTCTTCTGCAAGGACTGGTCCGTGTGTCTGCCCCTTATTGGTCTGCAGTTCCACGATGTGGAGGTCCGCATCACCTGGTCGACCTATCTGAGCCAGAACATCACCATCGGCAACACGACCAACCCAGTGCTCCCTGCCCAGCCCCAGGGGACGGCCAACTTGACATCCGATGTGACCCTGTCCTCGAACGTGGCGAACGTTCTGGTGGCTCAGACGACCGGCCCTCTCTTCCCAGGTATGATGGTCGTTGCCGCCACGAGCAACCTGCAGACCAACGTGGCAGTCGTTCAGTCCTTCTCGAACGCCTTTGCCCCAGTGTCTGGCCAGGGCTATTTCTCCAACGTTGTCGTTGCTTTTGCCAACAGCGCCGCGAGCAACATCTCGTCCCAGTTCGGTCTGGGCCAGACGGCCAACCTGTACGCGCCAGTGTGTTCGACCCAGATTCCTCTCCTGCAAGCCGCGGGTACGGCGGCTGTGACCTCGAACGTTCTGACCATCGGCCAGGTTGTGAGCCCTCTGAGCCAGGGTGGTATCCAGATCGGCCAGTACGTGGCTGGTCTGCCTTTCACCGGCCCGGTCTACGTGTCGAACGTGAGCTCGAGCACAGTGACAGTGAACTTCCCGTCCCAGATTACCGCCCCAGTGCCTGCCGGTCTGACCATCTCTTTCTTCACCGGCACGGCTCAGACTTCCACCACATACAGCTCCCTTCAGTTCCAGGCCTGGACCAACTTCGTGTACCTGGACCAGACTGAGCGCGACTATTTCGCCAAGGCACCCACCTATGATATGCTCATCACCCAGGTGCAGCGTGTTGTGCTCGGCAACAACCCCGTCCAGGAGTTGGCTCTGGCTCAGCCCGTCAAGTTCCTGGCCTTCCCGTGTGTCAACTACGCCCAGATCTACGCCAACGGTGTGGGCTCTCTGACCGCCTCCAACTACCAGCTCAAGACCCAGGTGAACGGTGTGGACGTCGGGGACTCTCGGGCCCTTATCCACTTCTGCGACGTGCCCCAGTATTACAACACACCCTACGGCTATGTGCATAACAACAGCACGGCCAACGTGGCTATCATCAGCTATTGCCTGGACACCTCCAAGCTCCAGCCCACGGGCACCCTGAACTTCAGCCGTCTTGACACCTTCCGTATCGTCGTGCCCCCGACCCTGCCAAGCGGTGTTCTGGGTCTGTACAACACTAACATCACGAGCGCGTACCCCGTGCCTTACCTGTACGCCGTCAACTATAACATCTTCCGTATCCAGAATGGTCTGGGTTCGATTCTCTACGCCAACTAAACTCTGCCCCAAAATTAGAAAATGCACTGGATACTCATGGTACTTGTTGCATGTCTCATATTTCTAGCTTCGTATAACCCGCGCACGGGAAATCTCACTAAATTTTTTGCCCCAGAAACATCAGTAGATGGACCCCGTCCTTCGAGAGCGGCACAAAGCGATCGCGATACCGATGAGCAAAGTGAATGATATTCAGCACTTTTTGATCGTTCACGACAAAAGGTACCGAGAATGGACGTTTGTCACAGGCGGGTGTCGCCGACGCGAGGTCTATAATCCACTTCGGTGTGCGATTCGAGAACTCGAAGAAGAAACACGCGGGCTCATAAACTTAAAAAGGGGGTCCTACTCCTATTTTAAGTTTACGACGAATACACCTGAACCACGGGACGTGGAAGATGGCGTCGAAGTCCTTAATCACTATCACGTCTATGTATTCAACTTGCCCATGACGTCTACAGAGCACCGTCACATTATCAAACGATTCATAGAAGAAAAGAAGAAAATGGAAGGGTCCGAGGTTCCTTTCCGCAAAAATTACGATGAAAATGACGAGTGTCGGTTTGAGACGCTCGACAGTATTGCACGGTGTCCGAACCTATGGCCCATGATACGTCAACACGTTCTAGAAAACCAAGAGTTTACTCAGGCGATTGAGACGACTCACTGGACCCCTTTCAATCTACGCGAATAGCCCCCAGTCCCACAGGGACTGTGTTCCCAAGCGCATTTTAATTTCCTTCCAAAATTCAGATGACCCGCTCAAAGACCGAGTTGGCGATCATCCTTGTCAAGCTTCGAGGTGAGATTACAGACCAGAAGAAGATTGAGAAGGAGGCGGCAAAGCTAGCCAGTGAAATGTCCCTGATGAAATTGTGTTATGAAATTCAAAAGGTGGAGGAAACAAACCAGTCTGCGACGCAGGAGCAGACTGTGACGGAAGAGACCCCCGTGAAGACCGAGGAGACCCCCAAGGAGACCGAGGAGGCCGAACCAGTCGAACTTACGAAAAAGGAAGAGGCGATTGTCGAGGAACTCAAGGCACCCGAAAAGGCAACGCCGACTCAGAAACATAAACACATTTTGTCTTGGCTTTTGGACTCATCGAGTGAGGACGAAGCTTAGAGGTACGAGTGCCTCTAAAATGAAGAGATGTCCATAGAACGCTGGCGCGTACCACACGGGCCAGGAACCCATGTCCTCATGGACGGTGGGATCTTGTGCGTGCCCCCGGAAGAGATTCAGGACTTCTACCGAGAGTACATAGAAACGATCAATTTAGGAACAAAATTGTATGTCGTCGAACAAAAGACGGAAAGTTTCAAGTTTTTTGTCGACTTGGACTATAAAGCCCCTGAAAAGTTGGCCGATGAAGACCTTGTTCAATTTTGTTCTATAATTCACAAAGCTCTTGAGACTTCGAGTCCATGTCTCATTGCTCGGGCCAGACCAAGATCTATAGGTGAAGGCCTGATCAAGTCGGGTGTGCATATTCACTGGCCAAACATGACAGTGTCTCGGACCCAAGCCATGAATTTAAGATCAAAAATAGTGACAAGTTTGGCGGCCGATCTCCCTTTTGATTGGGACAAGGTCATAGATGCTTCAGTCTATGGTGGCTCCGGACTTCGGATGTTATGGTCACACAAGAAACCGACAGGTGACCCCTACGTGCCTTGGCGCTCTTTGGATGGACGAGAGTTTTCCAAGGTGCCCGACGTGGAAACCTTAGCACTCTTTGCTATTCGGACAGATGAGGACCTTACAACAGGTGGACAGGGGGAAGAGGCCCTTCGGGACACAGGACCTCTCGAAGACTTTGTTCAAAAGTACATGGAAGGTCAGTCAAAGTCCCAAGTCAAAAAGGTTCAGAGGCATGAGCACAATGGCTGGTACGTACAGACGGACTCCAAATTTTGTGAACGAATTCGAAAGGAACACAAGTCGAATCACGTATGGTTCCACATAGCTTCCAGGCGCATTTCTCAACGGTGCTTTGATGAAGACTGTGCCGAGTTCAAAGGGACCGAACATATTCTTCCTCCATCTATAGTAGAGCAACTCAACGATGTTGCTATTGTGGGTAGTCCTCCTTCTTGCTTTCTTATGGATATTTTTCCCGATGGGGCCAAAGAGTCGATTCAAAAAGTACGAGCACATGGTTCACCCGTACTCGGGTCTCGATCCAGTAAACTGGCAACGGTTTCTGGACAATCTCCACACGTTCGAACAGTTGGCTTCGTCACGGGTCGATGATGCCTCAGAGGCCCTCTACGCAGCGACTGAAAACATCAGGGACCTTGGGCTCGGACTTCGTCGTGCAGATGACTCTGAGATTCGCGAGGCTCTCGCGGACATGGCTGAAAAGCTTGGGTACGAAGGTGAACTTATTTTGAATCAAAATGCAGCTGAACAAGGACTTTACTTCTTCCCACGTTACTTAAACGAAACGCTCATGGATTATCCAGAATATGCCGACACGCGCGACCCGGGTCCAGTCAGGAGCCACGGGCAATGATCCGCGTCCAGCTGCGGAGCAGCTGTCCTCCCCCCAGCCTCCCACACCCCTGGACACCCTTGCTGAAGCTGCTACTGCCTTAGAGTCCAGCTCCGAAGGAGCTGTCCGCACCCGCTCGGGCCGCGTTTCCAAGCCCCCTGTCCGTTACGAGCCCGTTGAGCAGGTCGAGGACGACTATGCTCCTGAGGATTACGACACGGAGGACCCAGATGAGTCTTCGGAGGACATCTCGACGGACGAGGACGAGGAGGACGATGAATCTGATGCAGATGAAGATGGAAATTTGGACGGATTTGTTGTACCAGATAAAAGTGAGAGTGATGTAAGTGACAGTGACGAAGAGGATGGAGAACCTACCGTTTCTGTCGCAAAACCCCGAGCCGTCGTCAAGAAACGTCCAGCCCCCGCCCGATCCTGAACTTCGAGTTCCTCGATCTTGGACACCCCAACAGGACTTTGAAGAGTCTGCGCCTCCGAGACGTTTTGTTCCCGCGTTCGAAACACCGGCGCGTCAACAGAACGTCCTTGATTCGCTCAAGGATAATCATATTGCTCTTATTTTGATTGGTATTGTCATCGGCGTCCTTATCATGAATATGCGGCCCATCATCGTGAACCCTATGAAGTAAACGGATACAAAGGTGCGTTCTTTGCATAGTCATCGTTGCCAACAAAAGTTCCTATAGGACCTGTACGGTTCGCATACACATCCTCCTGTAGTATCCCCATAAAGGGATTTACACGAGTTTGATCAGCCGGCTCCATATCGCGAAACACAGTGAATTGTGAACTGCCTGTTCCATCGTCTACCGGAGGCGGTTTCGAAGTTTCAGATGTTTGAATCCGGTAGATTGTTAGAAAAAGCAAAAGCGCAACGACAAGTACTAATCCAATAGGTATGATGTATCCATGTCTCAAAAGATAAAGGCTCGTGAAAAGAGCCATGGCTCCAGTAGTTGCCACGAGGACATATTGCCACGTGGGAAGTGCTGTGAAAAGGTCCATATCTTCTATTTATCAAGGTTTTTTACGCTGCTGCTGCGGGCTGGTCTGGAACCTCATCGTCACCGGTGGGGGTCTGAGTCGCCGGGGCCCCGGTCGGGGGAGACAGTTCCTCCGGAACTGGCGACTCGTCCCCCTCGGCGATGCTCTCAATCTGAACAGCGGGCAGACGACGCTCCTCGATAATCTTATTCACGCGCTCGTCAGCCATAGCCACCAGCTCGGCCACCGTCTTGTCTGGGAACTCCTTACGCAGCTCCTCAACAATCTCTGCGGGATGAGGGATCGGAGGAACATCGGGCTTGGTATAGAACTTGGAGTTCTCATCGGCCGGGTCGATGTATGGGTACGGGCCAGGCTGGGGCTTGGCCATCATATCGCGCTTACGCTTCTCGAACATGGCGGCAGCCTGGCTCTGGTTCTCGCGGTACTTGGTCATAATCTCCTCGAGCTTCTCGTTCTGGTAATGCACATCCGAAATCTGCTCACGGTCTGGAGGAATCAGGAGCCACTTGTACATGTCCACAACGTAAATGTCGACCAGTGCATCCTCATTCTGAAGGCGCTTGGCGTGACTAGAAGCCTCGTCACGGCTTGCGAAACATCCACGAATCTTCATACCCAGCTTCTCATTCTTTTGAGGCTGGTCAGGACCCACAAACGAAATGCACGCGTACAGCTGGCCAGGAACCGTCAGATAGTCTTGCTCAAGAGTACCCATATAAAAGGAACAAGCGCTTATTTTTTAAGCTAAATGGCGCAAACAAGTGAGCACATGCGCAAAATGCACAATGATGCAAAACGCCAACTGATTCAGCGCTGGGTCCTTCCCGGTACGAAAGTGCTCGACTGTGGGTGCGGCCGTGGAGGGGACTGGCATAAGTGGAAGGCGGCTCGAGTCCACGTGTTTGCCATCGACCCGGACGAAGAATCTCTCCGGGAAGCCGAACAGAGGGCTCACGATATTCAGTTCGGCGTCTGGTTCCTTGGTAAGGGAACTATTATTCAGGCGGCTTTTGCCGGTCCTTTTGATGTCATATGTTACAACTTTTCGCTCCACTACATTTGCGAAGACCCTCCTCTGTATCGAGCCTCTCTCAAGGCGATTGCGTGTGGCCTGAACCCGAACGGTCTGCTTATCGGCGTTGTGCCTGAGAAAGCCAGAGCCGAGGCGCTCGTGGACCAGTACGGACACTTCAAAGACTCTCTGGGCAACGAGTTTGCACTGCTTCAGGGTGGGCGCCGTCTGAACGTTCGGTTAGCTGATGGGCCTTTCTATGCAGACGGTGGTCGGGAGGAGCCCGTCCTAGACTCCACCGTGTTGGTCCAGGACCTCGCGGTTCTCGGGCTCGACTTGGTCATGTGGGAACCCATGCTTCCCGAGCCAACAGGTCTCATCTCCGATTTGTACTCAAAATTTGTCTTTCGTAAGAGTAGGTAAGATGATCTGGCCGATCGTCGCAGGAATCTTGTTTATGTTTTTACTTTTGATATTCTGGTTTCACCAGGAACCTCCCATGCTGACAGAACTCAAACGAAGATACTGGGCCACTCTGGCTATGCTCCGTCAGACAGGCGACCCCATGTGGAAAGGAGTCCTGAAACCTTCTATACTCACGGGTATGAGTGGTTGGGACAAGTCCAAGGGGCCTATAGGTTCAAACGTGAACAAGGGGTACGAAATTTACATCTGTCTGGACGGAGACGATGTAAACTCGGCTATGTATGTACTTATTCACGAGTTGGCACATATGTCCGTACCCGAGTACGATCATACGACACATTTCTGGGATAATTTTGAGGCGCTCAAAAAGCTTTGTGTTCAAAACGGCCTGTACACACTAGATGGGGAACGCAAGTATTGCGGGGACACGGTGAAAGATGGAGCCTAGGCCCGCTCAATCACGTACTTCTTGATAATGTAAAACACAAGGGCCGCAACAAGGGCCGTGACAGCCATGCCTGTGAGCGAGACGTCCCCGGACTCACCCACAAACTTGGGAACCATAGTACGAAGCCGAGTCTGAACAGGCTTGGAGAAGGCAACCACGGACGCCACACCTGCAATCAGGGCCTGGAACTGCTCATCCGTGAGACCGAAAGGATTCTTGGAGGAGGACCGGCTAGACTCCCCTGCCTCACCCTCGCTCACCTGGTGCTTGCGGGACGCTGAAGGCGCCTGGGGGTGCTGAGGAGCGTATGGTGACCCACCAGCCACCTCGTTTTGCATAAGCTCCTCAATTGGAGTAGAAAAATCAGCCATTTGAGATTCATCAATCTTTTTTTCCTGCTGATAATTCTTCAACAACCCGGTTGGAACGGTTTTCGTCGCAGTCTCAGGGTCACGGTTCAAGGCTTGGCGAGCAATCTCCTCGTTGACGGGCATCTCTTCCCTTTCTGGAATCTCGTTAATGAGTCCACTTACGTTTGGATCGTATGTGAGCATCTGAATTTTAAGAGGAAATTAACAAAGGAGGTCAAGCGCGTTTGACTACATTCACGGACCCGCCTCGCCTCTTGACGGCCGGTTCGGGTTGGGCAGGTCTCTGTGCTGCCCGTGGGTTATAGTGTCTCTGGTGATACTGCCAGAACGCCGGGGACCCGACCCGGAAGTTTCGCCTGATGGGCGCCTTGTACCAAAAGACACAATCTGTGATACGGTTCGACTTGGACGTGTTGTCTAGGACCAAACACTCGTAATTCTCGGTACAGGCGTCCATGACTTGTGAAAACTGATCAAAGGTTGGGAAGACCCCAAAGAACGCCTTGTACAAATTCTCGCGGTTCTGTCGAACGTTATCACGAAGCGCAAAGACGTAGTCCACGTTGGTACGAATCATAGGGGTCATGTCCATACAATACTGAGTCGTCATCATGAAAAAGATCTTCCAGTGACGTCCATTCATAAAGAGTTGGCGGATGGCCACGTCACGCATAAAGGACCGGTCGTACATACAGTCGTCCATAAGGACAAAGACCGGACTGCACTTCCCTATCGCCAAGAGCTTCTTTTGACGCTCTATAATCTTCTCAAGGGCATCACGGTTATAGTCTCCAAACACAAAGAGGTCTGGAATAAACTGCTTGTAGTACCCGTTCCCTTCCTCCGTCCCTGACATGGCGATACCGGCCGGCAAGTGTTTCTTGTGCCACAGGATATCCGTGACGAGCGTCGACTTTCCCGTTCCACGCTTCCCTATAAAGACGCAGACCTTGTCGTCGCCCATCTTGGATGGGTCGAACTTTCGGAGTGCCAAAGACATCCTCCTTCCTGTATTTTCAAAACAAAATAGGAAGTGGCCTGGGGCGCGCAACATAGACCGAAACAAATATTTTCAAGTACTAGAGGCGGGCTCATGTCAGCCGGATACATACAGCTCGCCGCCCTTGGACAACAAGATGCATATCTGACCGGCGAGCCGCAAGTGACGTACTTTTCAGGAATGTACAAGAGGCACACACCGTTTGTCCTTGAAGCGTACGACATCCCTTTTAATGATCAGTATTTGACGTACGGCGGAACGAGTATTTGTCACATTCCACCAAAAGGAGATCTCATACGAGGACTTACACTCAAACTCATACTTCCGGCACTCTACAATCCTGGCGGTGACTGGACGTGGCCCCTGGCCCCAAGTGCAGGAAACGTTCCTCAACTATGGTTTGGTCTGACAAATGGAACTATAGTCCCCGAGTCGGGAAGTTTTAACGTCCCTTACTACTCTACAAATGGATACACAACGTGGGCCTCTTCATTTTTTCCTACATATGGAACGTACAATTCAAATACAAATTACTTCAACTTTACGTATTCAACTGGAGGCGTCGGTCTTTCGAATGTGATTGTTCAGTCGACGTACACAGCAAACAATGCAGGTTCGGGTGTCTTTTGGGGGTTCGATCCTTTGGGATACTCTTACACGGACACTTACGGAAACCTTGTTTATACCGCAACATCAAATACTGTAACGCCAGCACTCACCCTCCAGCAGGCCGGCTGGGTCCAAACGGCCGGTCAAGTCGTGAATACGCTCACGGGGTTTTACGTCGCCTTAATAAACCCTTTCCCTTTAACGAATTCTATACAGTATCTAAACTTGAACAAAAGTATTTCAAATAAGCAATTATTCACAGTTTACGATTCGACTGGTATTTTCCAGGTATCGGCCGGAGGGTGCATTATTTTCAACACAACTGGATACTACGTTGTACGGGCCGGTTTCAACTTGGATGTTGGCTCGGTTCTCTCTTTGAGTTATTCCGTCTCTGGAATTGATAATACATCAGGTACAATTCCTTCAACCTTTGCTTATACACAAACCTTTACGGTGTCTCCAACCCCTTCATCACCTGCTATTATTCCTATACTTGTTACAACCTCGGGTTCTTATTATTCCTTTTACATAACAACCAATAGTGGAGGGAACTTTATAAACGGAACGTACATGTCAGGAACATGGGCTAACGACTGTTACCCACTCTCGAATAACATCACTCTTACATCCGCAAACTCACAATACGGGTCACGTGTTCTTTTGTATTCAAATACATCTTCCCCTCTGAATTCTACCGTCACTCTGACAAAGACATCAAACTTGAACTTTAGTATAGATGGTCAGTATATAGTTACAGGAGTCCTGAGCGTTTCAAATGCTATCACAAGTAACCTATCTGAAATATACGTCACAAACGTAACGGTCGGAAACACAACGAGTTCTTACACGTATGATATGTCCCAACAAGGTCGTAACCCCACGTATGCTTTTTCTATACCTATTGTTGCAAGTAACACATCAAATTACTTCATAAACGTCGCGACCCAGAGATCTTCAACTTCAAATTTGTTATTAAATAATTCATTTTTCGCTGTAACACAGACAGGGGTTACGGCAGGTACTTTTCCCAGTATCGTCGTGCCGTATAACGGCATCTTGCTTCAGTCTAATTCAACAACTCTCACTACTCCTCTTAATTTGGCGAACAACTTCACGTCAAACGGAAACTCCAAGGCTTTCGTCACGGTGAACCCATCGGGGAACCTTGTCTTTTCGAACGTCGGGTCTTACATGATTACAGGCGTCTTCTACACGACCAATTTTGTTTCAAATATCATCATCACAAATAGTGACTCGAACTTTTTACAGTACTATAACCCGACTCTTTCATACTCCGCATCACCGCCCTATACCATATCCGTCCCCTTTCACATCTCCGATAACACAGCCTCGTACGGGATTACAGTCGTCACGACCCCGTCCGGGGGGTTGGTCCAACCGGGCACTTTCATTTCGGTGACGCCTCTTGCTTCCCCCGTCACGTCTGGTAACTTTGGTGGAACCTTTGCGTACTACGACTCCGTTGGGACCCTTGCTATCGTGAATGCAGACCTCAAGGTGGGTGGACAGACAATCCAGAGTCTTTCAGGTGAATACATAGAGGTTTGGAACGAGCTCAACGTTCCCTATGAGAATCAACCGGGCCTTCAGCTTCTTACTGGAAAATACGACACACAAACAAGTGTCCCGCCACCTGGCCGTACGTACTATGTGAACCTTCCATATTACTTTTACGGAAACCCCGAGCTTTCTTTGCCCATCGTGGCACTCGGGCGTCAAGACGTGGAGGTCTGGGTCACTTTTAACAACTTTTCCAACTTGACATCCGTTGCCGTCACAAATCCAGCTCTTAACGCAACAATCATTACAGAGTACGTGTACCTGTCGAACCCGGAGATTGATTGGTTCCAGAGTCATCAGTTGGACTATGTCATAACCCAGTGTCAGTATGACCAGTTTATCCTCCCCCAAAACTTTCAAACCTCTATTTTCAAACTAAAATTCAATAACCCCATCAAAGAGCTCTTTTTCATCATACAGCCTCAGACAAACATCGCTTATGACTATTCGGGAAATGGTCTCGTGAGCCTGGGTATGTCATTCAACGGTGAAGATGTGTTCCTGACAAGTACGACAAATAACCTGTACCTCGGGTCCCTTGAACCATTTCTCAAGCACATCAACTTTTTCTCCAAGCCTCCCCCGCCCCAACAACAGATTTTCGGCCGTCAGTTTTACATGTACTCCTTTTCGAGGACTCCCTTTGAGACGCTTTCCTCTGGCCAGGTGAACTTTAGCCGTATTCAACAGGTACTTCTTGAAATGAATATCTTCAACGCAAATTCAAACTACCCTCCAAAGAACTTCAGGGTCATCGCTATAAGTCAGAACATCCTCCGTGTTGAAAACGGAATTGCCGGTATTATGTTTCACTGAGACCAGTCGCGTAGCGACCTCTTTCAAACGGCGGCGCCCTTCGGGCAAAAGAGGCGCTCAGCGCCTCTTCCTTTTTTCCTGCAGATTTATAAGTATGGCCGGTCGTGCCAGTTTGGTTTTCCTCGGCCAGGAAGACATTTCACTCAGTAGTGACCCTCAAGTCACCTATTTCATCGAAAAATACCAAGGTCAGACCCAGTTTTCATCTCGTCTTGACCAAGTTATATTCGATGAAGCAGGTGTTACATTCGGTTCTGAAAATCACAGGATTATCCCCAAGTCCGGAGACCTCATTACGAATATGCTCCTGTATATACAGTTCCCGGGTGCCTTGTCTGGCCAACAGACCTTTTTCCCGACTGGCGTCAATGTCCTCGACTCTGTAGGAACTCTTATGTTTCAGTACGTCGAACTATACATAGGCTCCGAGCTCATCGAACGGCTCTATGGAGAATACATCGAGATGTTGTACGACTTGACCATTCCCAAGGGGAAACAGCCTGCCCTTTCATTCTTGGATGGCAAGAACCTGACGTATTCATCGGTCCCTCAGGGTGCATACACAATTCCTCTTCCCTTTTCGAGCTTCGTCAAGGGTCTCCCTTTGTGTGCCTTCAAAGAGCCCGTGACGATTCGCATCGTCTGGAACCCAACAACCTTTTTCACGAGTCCGCCAACACTCATAACAACGCCCATTACGGCCCAATTGAACATCGAGTACACTTACCTGTCTGATCGTGAGATTGCTTATATTCAGGGAAAGAGAATCGACGGACAAATACCAAGTGCAAATCGTCTTCAAATTTTTGAACAGGTCCAGCGTAACGAATTTTTTGCCCCGGCTGGTGTGAGCACTGTTCAGTGTAAGATTGAATTTTACAACCCTGTAAAGGAGATGTTCTTCGTCCTTCAACAAGATGCAGCCCGAGGGTACGATTATAGTAGTACAGGAGCCGCAGCGGCGGCCACGCAGACCATAGGAACGACTGATCTCTTGGCCAATCTCGAACTCGACTTTAATGGAGTTTCACGCATAGATCTCACAGTGGGTACTCCTCAGTTTGTTCGCATCATTCAGTCACTCGAGTTTCACACACGAGTTCCTAACCGTTTGTTCTACATGTACTCATTCAGTCTCGACCCCGAGGGGGACTCCCCGACAGGGTCCGTGAACTTGTCACGAATTAAGAACCAAAATTTGTACTTGAACTTTACAAACAACTCTCAGAACGTGTATATCCGCGTATATGCCGTGTCATACAACTTCCTTGAAACCTCGAACAACTCGGCCAAGGTGACCTTTTCGAACTTTTTCTAGTTAGAGACCTCCGTCTCTTTCTTCGTATGATGCGTACAGGTGACGGCGAGATGGATACGTCTCAAATTGAGACTGCAGCCATGGACCTTTTCCTGCCTGTTATGGAGTCCGCAACGGTCCTTGCGGCCCACTATGCCAAGGCGTGCGGTCGAAACTGTATAATGGCTCAGGACATGAGCTACGGGCTCATGTACGCAGCCAGGAACGTCACTGGGCGTCAGATTGGTTCGCTGTTTCCCGAGGTTTGGGAGGACGAGTCGCATGGTGACTCAGACGAAGAGGAGGAGTCCGAGTCGGAATCAGACACTGATTCCTCACCCGATGACCCCTGGGCCCGGTACGAGGGATCTGATGACACGGCCTGTAAGATGAATGAGTGTGCAGACACGTGGGATCAGTGGGTCCCAACAAGTCCAGCTGAGCGTGCGCTGAAAAACGCAGTTGACAAAAACTCCTTTTTTGGTAGAGGTGAATGACATATACGTTTTTCACGATAAGTGATTCAGACGAAGATGAGGAGTACTCAAGCTTTGTTGACTTTGAGGACTTTGAGGATGATGAAGAAGAACCTCAGGGCTTTGGAGGGATGGAAAAAGGGTCCGAGCTCAACTCCTCCAGCCCGGACTCGGCAGGGCCCGTTCCTTGGGATCCGTCCGAAAGTTTTTTTGCTTACCTATAATAAAACATGGCAGGTGTTGTGTCTTCCGTCGCTCTCCAGCTCGAGGCTCAGTCCCTCAATATGATTGTCATGGGCTTCACGTTCGCGGCGGCCATCAGCTGGTTCCACGCCGTCCGTGCCGTCGTGGAGAAGTTTATCAAGTCTGGCGGTGGCGTCAAGGGTGACGTGGTTGCGGCCATTGCTACGACCTTCCTGGCCATCGTCGTGTTTATGGTCGTCAAGGCGGTGGCTCGTAATGTCACCATCAAGAACCCATCCGATGTTGTGTATGCCGTCACGGCCTAGACACCAGGCCAGGCGCGATTCGTGGCCCTCCAGGGGCTGGGCCGGGGCCAACTTGTCCAAGTTGGCCCCCGAACGTCTTATAGGCAACTATAGCTCCAATCAAAACTAAAATGATAATCCACCAGTGAAAACGCCTCTTTGGCTCGGGTGGTGGAGGCGGTTGAACTTTCATCGCCTCCACGATTCGTTTGATTTGTATCTCCTCTAGAGGCTGAGGAGGGGGGAGAGTGGGTTTTGGGTCAGGGGTCACGTGGAGACGGAGAATAAAAGAGTTGGTGTCCCAGCCCTGGAAGTTCAGGAGGTTTCCGGACTTGTCAACCCACCGAACAGTCAAGCGCTGGAGTGAGTTTATGGGCTCAGGGTAGTCCGCTGAGACTCGATAGTCCTTATTTTCATGAAAATTCTTGATACAGGCCGAACTGACATCCATGATGATGGGCGCAAAGGACCTGTTCGCATTTGATCCTGAAATTGTCCCCGAGGTTCCTTGAAGCGCTCCAGTATCCACGTTGAATGGAGTCCGGAGCTCTTCAATGTCAAGGTACACATACTCGTTCAGGGAAAAGTCTACGAGAGTTGTGCTTCGAAGAACGTACTTTCCAGAATAGCCCGGGTCAAGTGACGTTGCGAGCGCAGCGGTATAGGTTTGCCCGTACGATAAACCGACCATAGTTGCAAATTCCCGACTTGTTGCCGCGAATGTGAACGCGGAGGCGTTGCTGAAGAGATAGTGCCCCTCGGACTGAATATAGTCCATAGTCGGGGCATTTCCTGATATGGCCGTAACCGCCTGAGCAAGCGCAAGTGCGCTGTAAAACCCGCTGTTTAGACTCACGTTCGAATTATTAAACATAAAAACGTTTGAACCGTTGGTCAAGTTGTACATGGTGTTTGGTACTCGGGCAGACACTAGGTCGACCCGTTCGATGTTACGTATAGGCCGAGTCAGATGAAGAGTGTACGAGTTTCCTGAAGGGTACAAGTTCGAGTCTCTACTGGTCGAATCTGCAAAAATAAGTCGCTCAGATGCTTCAGGACCTGTGTAATTCATAATTAAAACCAATACCTTTTTGTAGAGAAATGTACACAACGTACCCAGGGCTCCTCACACAGGACGAGTACCATGAATGTTTTCAGATATTACAAGACAAGGAAGGTTGGTCTCCCCGTGGAAGTTCCGTCGGGACTGGAAACTGTTTCATGTATAAAGACCTCGGATCTTATGACGTTTTTTCAAGGCGTATCTTTGATAAGATTGTGTCCAAGACGGGTAAGACGCTCCGACTCAAGCGGGTCTATGCAAACGGCCAAGAGGTTGGAAAAGATGGAGATTGGCACGTGGATGATAATCAGGAAGGGACCTGGACCTTTCTCCTGTACATGAATTCTTTCACTGAAGGTGGAGAGACTGAGTTTCGGTCGGGTGACGTGTTTATGCGTCAGACGGCCGTCATGAATACGGGTCTCATATTTGATTCTAGAATTGAACACAGAGGTCTCGCCCCCTCCTCTGGGACCGAAACGCGCATCACAGTCGCCTGGAAACTCTACGAGGTTCCCAAGTTTCAGTTTTTCGAGAGTCCTGTACCCTTCTGTATCATACGCAATTACTATACGAGCGAAGAGCTCAGACTCGTATGGGCCGAACTCGACTTTCTTGAAGGGAAGTTTCGAGAACCGAAAAAGACGGGAGCGGCCCTAGATGCAAACGGTATTCCACGCAAGAACAACAAGGGTCTATTTTTGGATGAAATTTATACGGACCGACTCTTGAGCAATATCTTGGTCGTAAATCGGAAGATTGGTCACGATTCCATCAAAAAGAACCTCGAAGGCAAAAGCTGGTTCTATAGGTACCTAACAAACCCGAGCGATCGCTTGTCTGACAAGACGCTCGTGAGTTACTATGATGACGGGGCGTACTATAAGCCCCATGTCGATGCGGCCGTCATAACGTGTATTTCATATCACTGGAAAGAACCCAAAGAGTTTACAGGGGGTGATCTGTACTTTGGGGACTTTTGCGTTCCTATTGAGAATAACTGTATGCTCATCTTTCCTTCGTGTACCGAACACGAGGTGAAGCTCGTCTCTGGTCAGGGGAGATTCGCCATCACTCAGTTCCTCAACTTTTCTTGAGCCTCGAGGATTTCCACGCGCACTGTGAGTTCCTTGATCGCCTCTACAAGCAAAGGAACGACCTTTTCGTACTGAATAGTAATATAGTTGTTTCCAGTCTGAAGATGGATATCAAAAGGAGCTTGTTTCACAACCTGGGGCAGAACCTTCTGAACCTCTTGGGCGCTTAGACCCACCTGTTCCTTTTCATCTTTAAACCCAAACTTCTTGGCGAGATCATTGAACGTATATATGAAGCCGTTCAGTGTGTTGACCTTTCCAAGGGCTTGCTGAATATTCGTTATCCTATTCTTGAGACGATCATCTGAAGAAAACGCCACGACATCGCCGTTGACGCAATAAATACTTCCCTGATAGTTGTTAAAATCTCCGTAATTTGATAGACTTCCAGCCTGGCCACCCTGACTAGGCAGTTTGTTATTCACTTGTTGCTGCGTTGCACCGAGCGTTTGTTGAGTCCCCTGAAGAGCTCCTACCGTCTGATTAAGGTACTGTTGAGTCCCTCCAAGTGTCTGTTGAGTTGATCCGAGACCTTGTTGAGTTGCGGTAATCTGTCCTTGCATGGTTCCTATTTGCTGTGAGTGTGTCCCAACTGTTCCCTGCGTCTGACTCAGGACTTGTTGCGTACCAACAAGCTGTTGTTGCGTCCCACCGAGCGTCTGTTGGGTCGCTCCGAGCGTTCCCTGCGTCTGTGAAAGAGTTGTTTGGGTCGCACCAAGCGTCTGTTGAATGGCGTAGGCAAGCGCAGTGCTCGCCGCGACAGTCGCTGACCCCGTCCCTGCCGACTGTGAGATGCCCGATCCCTGAATGTTCTGTGTGCTCAGAGCCTGTGCAAAAGTGGCCGACCCGCCCTGAAGCGCTGACGTAGCACCGTAGATTATACCTCCTTGTGACGTCACTGAACCTGCCTGTACAGTCTGGGCAAAAACACCGGTTCCTCCCTGAATTGCTGATGTGGCACCGTAAGTTATACCCGCTTGAGCCGCCACTGACCCCGCTGTGAGAGCTCCTGTGACTTGAGCAGTCTGTGCAAAGGCCGCCGACCCGCCCTGAAGCGCTGACGTAGCACCGTACCCTATAGCGCCCGAAAACTGAGCCTGGGACCCTCCGAGCGTTCCTTGAACCTGAGCGGTTTGAGAGAACACGACCGAACCACCCTGAAGTGCAGACGTGGCACCGTATATTATACCCGTCTGGGAAGTCAACGAAGAGGCCGTAAGAGCTCCAGATTGTACGGTCTGTGCAAAGGCCGCCGACCCGCCTTGAAGCGCTGATGTAGTTCCGTAGGTTATACCTGCTTGGGAGGCGATCGAACTCCCCTGAACAGTTTGAGCGAACACGGCCGACCCTCCCTGTATAGCCGAGGTGGCTCCGTACACGAGACCTCCTGAAAACTGAGCTTGAGACCCTCCGAGCACTCCTTGGACCTGGGCCGTCTGGGCGAACACGGCGGACCCACCTTGGATGGCCGAGGTAGCACCGTACTGTATACCAGTTTGAGAAGCAAGGGATCCTGCTATGATCCCGCTCGTCACCTGAACAGAGCCTGAAAAAACCGAGGCACCCGTCCCTTGTGTTTGAACGTTTCCAGTGTTGATGACATCACCATAATTCGTGATGGTGGGCATTCCTGATATAGATTTACATTAAAGTTCTGTACTCGACGCGCCAGACGGAGTTATTAATAGTCGCTTTGAGTACCAATGGACACGGACGATACCGTCTTTTTGTTCGAGGACTTTCTCGGAGCGCCCGAGTGTCAGCCGTATATAGACAGGATACAGAACCATTGGGACAAACACAAGAGTCACAGTGACAGTATGACCAACTGGCCGAAACGTACTATAGATATTACGGATGATCCCATAGTCCAAAAGGTCACTTCATTTTTGAAACAAAAATTCTCGTGTCGACTCGAGTGTAGTCAGGCTCAGATTCAAATTTGGCCCCAAAATTACGATACGGGACTTCACAAGCACATTGATAACGGCCGTGAGAACACGGACTTTAACAGTCTCATTTACTTGAACGACGCCTTTGAGGGTGGTGAATTTTATACCGAAAAGGGTGTGACCTATAAACCAAAGACTGGTGCCCTTACCTTCTTCAACGGTTCGACCGTTGTGCACGGGGTCAAGAAGGTTCTTGGGTGTGACCGATACACTCTCATCTTTTGGTGGAAACGACCGACTGTGTTCTACGAAAAGGTCTTTATGATGGATGACTTTTTGGACGCTCAGACGTGTGCCGGGTACATACAAAAGTACAAAGATAAACTGACATTAGGCCCTTTACGAATAGAAGACAAGCAACTGGAAGAAAAGGTCAAGAGTTGTTTGCGTGAAAACTTCGGAGCGGTTGTCGGTATTCAATCTTTACTGTTCACAAGGATTTCTACAACACATGATGATTCCGAACTACACATCCATAACTGGGAGCCAAAAAGGTGTGGGTGTCACTCGATGGTCTATAACGCCGTCATATACCTGAACGATGATTTTGAAAACGGTGAGTTTTACACAAAAGAGGGCGTCCTTATTCGCCCAAAGGTGGGGCGTATGATCTTTTTCAACGTGTCCATTTGGCACGGAATAAAGAAAGTTCTGAACAGTGACAGATACTCTATCAGGATTACGTGCTCGGACCCTGTGAACTTCACCTGACGCGTCTCGACCTCAACAGACTTTTTCTGTGTCACAATTAATGGCTCATCTGGATATGACAAATGGGACGTTGACTGTAAACGGTCAGACGGCCAACGTCTTTTGTGATACGACGTGCAAGTTGTGCGGCCAAATTTCTTATTCGGACCTTTTCAATCTAAGCGCAAACGTAACACCCAAGGATGATTGGTTCCCCGCAAGTTATAGAGTTTTCAAGGGATCTATAGTAACACTGAAGTTCCCTTATTTGTACGTTACGGAGGGACCGTATCCTCAGCTTACGGCTGTGGGTGTCGGGCACGATCGTTTCGCCGTATACTCGAACACGTCCAGCAACTCCATCGTGTTGTGCAGCGGTTCAAACTTGGGTGGAAACACCTCTGTATACATTGAAAACGTGACGTCGGGATTTAATATTAAAAAAGTTTCCTAGACAGAGTGTATATATGGCACACCTTGATATGTTAACAGGGGCCATGACGGTCAACGGCCGAACATCATTTCCTCAAGTGACGGAAACGTGCGTCGCATGTGGGACCTTGTCGTACCGGGAACTCTTCTGGACGAGCAATGGAGTTACTCCTCGAGACGATTGGTTTCCGGTTTCTACTCAGGGTTCTGTTCTCAACACTATAGTGTCCTTTCCAAGAACTCTTGTTCCAGATGGTCCTTTTCCATCTCTAGACCTTTTAAACATTCACTCAAACGTTTTTCTTATTTACTCGAATTCAGTCAGTAACTCATTCGTCATAAACCCTCCAGACAATACGATAACTTTCACGCAAACTTCAAACGGTCTTGTTATTGACCAACTTTCTCCCACGTCCACCCAGTAACTAGGTACTTGTTCTCAGTAGGGAAGCCACAGTGAACGTATGGCCACGTTCCTGGAAAGATGACGAGTTTGCCCATCTCGGGTTTCTCCGTCTTGTAGTAGAACCCTGTACCCCCTTCTATGGGTACATCGTTCAGGTACCATATAAACGTCGTCGTTCGAACGTATCCATTGAGAAAATTGGAATCCTCGTGCCACGTGTATGATCCCATTTTCTGAATCTGGAACCCTGTGTTATTGATAGACTTTGAGAGGTCATAGCCTAGAAACTTGCTTTTTAGAAATTCATCGTACTTTTGGTAGGCATCATAGAGTCTTTCTTGGAGCTGAAGCACAATGTCCGCCCAGCGCTCATGGGGCATGATTCCCAAATCGATTGATATCTTCACGTGGGGCTGGAAACGCCCACCCGCCTGACCAGGGAACTTATCCGGATCTTCTTCAAATCTCCGGATAATTTCATTACACAAATCCTCACTTAGGTGATTTGGAACCGAAAACACGAGGTCCATTTTACCTTTGCAAAGGGTTTTATTATTAGCATTTTGGCAGCGCTCTGTAGAAGAAGCCTGTAAGCATGTACCGGTTCTCACAATTTATGTGAGTGTACACGTCATGCCACGTCGCTGGAAAGATGACGAGCTTCCCCGTCTTGGCCTTGACCTTTTTATGAATGAAATCAGTTTCACCCTCGTCACTCAGGTACACGAAAAAGGCTATGAATCGTTCCAGCTCATTCTCGACAAAGTAAGGACACTCCCATATACCTCCCTGGGTATTCAGCTTGCGCACAAACACAGACTCATCGTTTATTATGTTGTAATTGAACTGCTGCTCTGGCCATTTTGACAACCAGTGCCTCCTGAAAACGTCAATAAAGTCTGGCAACTTTTGCTTGAGCTCTTTCATAACGTCGTCCCATTCTAGAAACCGAGACACGTGTATGAAGCTTTCACTTGGAAACGTCTTGACTCGGGGCTCGGAATTAAACTGGTCTACAATCTGTCTGCAAAACTCTGGTGACAAAGCGTGTGAATACTCAAACACTAGGTCCATCTTCTACAGTTGTGACATTTTCTTTTGTAGGTAAAATATACACACCTGAACCTGACATTGTTATGGGGTACTCGAAGGTTGCTGGGCAGGCTAGAATGTCTCCTTGTTTGATAGATAAATTGTACCGTCCTATGCTCACGTCTCCATTTCTCAAGCAAAATATAAAGTTGTAGTTGAGGTCTGACGTATTGAGTGATATTGAATTGCACCCTGTTCGAAAGATTCTAAAGGTTACATTTGGAGCAACAACTTCTGGGTGAATCATACACCCTGATTTTTGTAGGTGATTCTCGTAGAGCATATAGACCCTCCTGAATATGTCTTGGAGTTCCTGATCGTTTATAATGGTCCTTTTCTCTGTAGTGTCTTCTAAGCTTGATAGAATTCGATTCACAATATCACCCGGTATCTGATTATCAAAATTAAGGAAAGATGAGTTATTATAAACGCGCGCCCTGAGTTGTTGAAGAAGGTACGAGGGGTACGGATTGAACGTGTACAGGTTCGGTTGCTCTGAAGGTGCGAAGAGAATCACTCGCTTTTTGCCAATCACTTGACAGAGCCAGTTGTCCTGACCATCATGGTGCATCAGGGTCGTACATGGCCCCCTGTTGAACCATACATTCTTGCTCAGTGACTCGTCAAAGATCTCATCTATTTTTAGATCAGAATTCTCAAGCTTGTTCTGAGCTATGTAGTACTGAGGGTTATTGAGTTCGAGAAAGTCGTCAAAAGGCATGTTTTCAAACTTGATCTTCATATCCGGAAAATGGTGCTGAATAGTTATAGATGGAAAGATTCCGTTGTAAGACCGGAGACACCTAATGTCTTTCTTTCTCAACTCCCTGAAGACATCTTCGGTCGTGATGGCGTGTCGTTTTACCCTCGGAAGGCTTTCATTGGCCCTCGAGTTGAACCAAAAGTTCACGGCTATATTCATACCAGCGTTGGGATCCAACTCTCTAGAATCTACAAAGTGGAACCAACCGGTCGGTATAAATAGCCTTTCTCCGGGGTTCAGGAGATACTCGTATTTGCGTGCTTTGTAGTACAGAGGGAACTCCTTTGGGTCCGGATCAAGACAAGGAACTCTCGAGTACCGCGCATCGTCAAAAAAGTTCTCGACGTTCATAGTATTTTTTAATCTTTTTAATAGAGTAGAATGTCGCAGTTGCGGTCTATAGCCATTCAGCAGACAGTTCAGATCGGTGCTATAGGAAGAACCCTGTCTGGAGCACCTGCAGGAACGAATATTCAACTTGGGAACATGACAAATAATAGTACACAACCAACTGCATTTTATAAAGACCCTCTTGGAAACACTGGTGCAGCAGGAACTGCCGGTGCAAACGTCACAACTGCCAACTTGAAAAACAGAACGCTCGGATACCTTACAGGAACTGGCGCTTTGTCTTCGACTCAGTTTCAGACCGTACTGAGTACTGCCCAACAACAAGGCTATTTCTCTTTATGGAACAGGGCGCAGTCAACAGGCGCTTTGACCATAGCGACCGGGTCTGCAAATACGGTGAACCCAAATCCTCCAGCAAATTCTGGAACAAATCCAGTCGTCCCAGCCTCGGGAGGAAACCCAAACTTCAACCCTTATATTCCAGCATCTGGAGGGAACAATTCTGGAACGAATCCGTACATTCCCGCCCCGGGAGGTACACCAAATTTCAATCCTTACAATCCAGCACCAGGAGGGACCCCGAACTTTGTGTACGTTCCGGCACCCGGAGGGACCCCAAACTTCGTGTACGTTCCGGCTAGTGGAGGAACCCCCAACTTTGCGTACGTTCCGGCCAGTGGAGGAAACCCAAACTTTGTGTACGTTCCTGCAGGTGGAGGAAACTGTACTCAGTTTTGTGGCCCGTGCTCATGTTATACGTGTAATCACTGTAGTATTTGTAATGCTTATAACCCAGGAAATCCGGCTTACTCTTACAACTCGGGTGTGAATCCTTACTACCCGGCTTACAACTATAATTCAGGTGTGAACCCTTATTACCCAGCCTACTCTTACAATTCAGGTACAAACCCAGTTGTTCCGGCGTACACGTACAATTCTGGTACAAATCCGGTAAACCCAGTACCTGGCCATACAAACGCAGGTACAAACCCAGTCGTTCCAGCCTCCGGAGGAAACCCAAATTTCAACCCTTATATTCCTGCATCTGGAGGCACAAACTCTGGTACAAATCCTTATATTCCTGCACCCGGGGGAACTCCAAACTTTACACCGACCGCTCCGAACACGGCGACAAACAATCAGGGGCCTGCATCTCCCCTTGTATATAGCAGCGGGTACATTCTCTCTCAGCAATCATCTGCACAGCAGATAGTCGTGGTGACGGCTGGATTAACCCCTGCACAGGGAGCAAATCCGGCCGGAGCCATTCACGCTATTCAACAATCTGGAACAATAGCATCTATTCAAGTCCAACAAGGAACACTCCAGTTTACTTAAAAACGAGTTTCCACCCTCTCTCCATAAACTTTTGGGACCTTTGAATGTTACCATGTGCAAGCTCGTTTGTTCTTACTCGGGCTTTCACGTGACTGAACTTTTTTTGGCGCACAAGGTTCAAGAGTTCTACAAAGGTGTATCCCTCGGGCAAGTACTGAATACCAAGAACATCTTTTGACATGTAAAAAATGGCATGCGTAAAGTCCACGGACGACTTTTCAGATTTCCAATCGTCAAACGTGTCATAGTACATAACATCAACCTTCAGACCATTCACTGATATAAGTTCAGCTCTTTTACAAAAAGGGACATTGTTCTTAGGAGTGTTTCTGAGATCCGTTTCTCGTACTATTTTCACATTGTTGAACCTCATCTTTAACTTCTCGAAAAACTCGTACCTTTTTTCAAGTTCACACACAACATCTATATCATTGAAGTTTGGTTCACCCCTGATATAGACGTCTCTTACAAAGCCGGATATGATCCATGCTCCAAATTCTAGGATAGCCTCTGCGACATCCATATGTATTTATTATACCCTGTCATCTTTAATGGAGTTTCAGGTGTACACGAGCCCAGTCGTGTTTGCCATCATACGTAACTTTTGTAACCAAGAAGAGCTGGACATGATCAGACCCGAACTTCTTAATTTGTTACCAAAATTGAAAGGTCCAGAGGAAACAGGAACGGCCCGGACCATACTTGGTAACGTGAAAAAGCACAACAAAGGTCTCTTTCTCGATCCCAATAGCCCCCTCCCTATCATTACTCGCAAGTACAGAGACATTGTGATCGTTTCAGAACTTGAAAAGCGTCACTGGCTCTTTGGGTTTTTACGCAACGCAAACAGTGAAACGACCCTGGCGAGTTACTATGAAAACTCGGGACACTATAAGGCTCACACAGACGAGTCTGTGTTTACAGCAATCTACTATACATGGGATGAGCCCAAAGCGTTCGAGGGTGGTGACTTGTACTTCGGAACCTATAAGGTCCCCATAACAAACAATTGCCTCCTCATTTTTCCTTCGTGGACGACGCACGAGGTCACACCTCTCACAGGGTCGGGTCGATGGGCCATAAGTCAGTTTTTGTCCCAAGTTCCAGTGAGTACTTCACGTGATTTCATGAGGTTCACAAACGTCCTGTCCGTCCTCGAGTTTAACGTTATTAAAAAGGCTATTGACGCGGGCACTTGGACGACCCGAGGCAAGTCCGAAGACTCGAACCCTATATCTTTCCTGTACATGGACCTTTCAAAGAACGAGATGTTTGGGACCAAGTTTCTGTCCATCATAGAACGGCTCACGGGGCTCTCATTCACTCTCGACCGTGTGTATGCCAACGGACAGTACTACGGAATGGATGGGTCATGGCACCAAGATAATCCCGACGAGAATGCGTACACCTTCCTCTTGTACGTGAATGAGGTTCTGGACCTTGACACGTGGGGTGGGTGTACAGAGTTTCAGAACGAGGATGGAACGATTCAGTCCGTGCCCCCTGAAACAAACAGCGCCGTATTTTTCAAGTCAAATAGACTTCATAGAGGGAAAGCCCCGACCCGGTTCTGTACGGACATGCGAATAACTATTGCGTGGAAACTACGAGTCAAAAATGTTTGAAGAGCGTAATGAGGTATCTCTGTACATCTCGGTCAGGCCTTTACGTAGACTTTACGCAAAAGATATATGACGGTGCATTTTATGGTATGACGCATACCGGACGCGACTGGTACGTTTGTGGAGTGCCAACTTCAGCAAATCTACACAGTCCAACATGTGAAGGGTACGTACTCAAGTTTCAGATTAGTGAAACTGGTCAAATTATAGATCCTCGCGTATTCCTCACTGGAATTGATAACGGAGCTCACCAAATTATTATTTGGAAAAACAGTCTGTACATACTCGAGACTGCTTTTCAACGTGTTTTGCGTGTACCCCTCGATAATCCTTCAGCAAAAGAATACATTTATCCACTCGATAGAGCGATTAGTGCGTGGTACAAGAAAAACGGACAAGAGGGCTCCTTTGAAAAGTATGAGCACATGAATTCGATAACCGTGTTCGACAACAAGTTCTATATCATGTGCCCGTTTCTCAAGAACTTTATGCTTAATGGTTCACCAAGTCAAGATGGTAACACAAAGTCTCTCATAAAGGTATTTGATCAGGACTGGAAGCTTATTGAAGTCATAGATACCGGAAGGTACTATTGCCACGATCTCGTCGTGGTAGAACGGGACATATTTTTCTGTGACGCGACAAACGTTATTTGCAAGTACAACACGATAACGAAGATTGTTGACGAGGTTCACAGATTAGACGACCCGACGGAAGTCAAGCACAGAATTATATGTAGGGGTCTGTCGATAACAAAGGCCGGAGAAATATTCGTTAGTTCTTCGAGTGTTGACAAGGTATACGCGCCATACATTATGAATATAAACGACAAAAGCAAGATTAATTGTGATTTTGCCATGTGTTGCATAAAGGCTGTTGACGGCTCGGACTATAATGATGAGACGTGTCGGGCCCAAGAGCGCGACTACTCAAGTCTTCAGCTTAATTTCAAACCAAAAAGCAACAGATTCTTGATGAATGTTCAACAGTATGGCCCGTTAGACTTGCGAGTCCTTGATAAGTTGGTCGAAAGTGCAAAGCAACTCCCTCTTCACTTTGGGGGTGTTGGTGAGTCTACAGAAGGTGCACCTCCAAAAGTTCGCAAGTCCCGTGTGACCTTTCTCAAGCGCTCGGACTTTGGGTACATATATGATATGTTGTTCAGGATCATCGAGTCGTGTAATAACGACGTGTATAACTTTGCCCTCACGGGTCTCAGTGAGGACATACAGTTTACAGAGTACGATGAAAGTTATGAAGGGCACTATGCATGGCACACTGATACGGGGGTGGAAGCATCGACCAGAAAACTGAGTGTCGTTGTCCAGCTTTCGGATCCAAGTGAGTATGAAGGAGGTGAATTTCAGTATAAAATTGGGAATGAGGACAGCACGGTCCCTAAAGAAAAGGGGTCGGTCATAGTGTTCCCAAGTTTCTTGCTTCACAGGGTCACACCAGTCACAAAAGGAACGCGGAGAAGTCTTGCTCTATGGGTAACGGGTCCTTCTTTTGTTTAGAAGAACAACTCGCACACTTTTCAGGGGTTTCACCTTCACATCCATCTATCCAGATTTTGTAGGCTGTCTCGTGATCCATCTCTGGTTTCTCGAGTTTTTTGTTAACCATATTGTGAATATCGACCGACCAGTAAAATATGTCTCTTGAATCGGTCGTTTCGGGTACAGGGGTTTCCTCGATGAGTCTTATAAAGTCTTTTCGACAATGCCCACATGGGATTATGTGTTTGAATGCATGAATGAAACTTGTAAGGTTTGCTACATGTTTCGTTCCTAGACACGAAATGTGAAAGACGGCCCAAAAGTAAGGACCGAAACTCTTTGGACAGATGCCCATTTATCTAATCTATCTTTTCCTCGGCATTTTTATCTCGAGTGAAAAACATAACAAGGGCCCACCTGTCCGTGAGTGTTTTCCTTGAAGAGTGTAAGTTCTCTATACCCGAACTGAAGAACAAAAGCTTCCCTGGTTCAACCTTGTGAACAATCTCCTCTTCGTGCGTATCGTTGTTATGAAAGGCAAACTCTCCACCTTCACATGAATTTAGGTACAAAATTGCAGAGTAGTGTCTCGTAGGAGGGTTATTCGTCTTGGTGATGACGGCCTCACGGGTCTTGCTATTGTATACCCGGTTGTCCACGTGCATGGGGTGAGACGACCCTGGAGGGCGGTGGGCAATGTTCGAGTACTCTACGTATATCTCTTCCGATATATACTTTTTTATGATTGAGAGGACCCTTTGTCGGACGAGCTTGAGTTCCTCTTTTATTTCTGGAGGAGCTCCCCGAAACGAATTCGAGAGACGAATCGTATCGGCCGTTGTCTTTTTGGTCAGGTCCAAGTTCCAATCATAAAAAGTTATTGAATTTGCAAATGAAATTATACGTTCACAATCCTCGAGTGAAAGGACCTGTGACGCTTCACCCCGAAGTCTCATCTGACTCTTGAAGAGAATATTTTAACACTTTATGGACATGAAACGAATGATCCGGTGAAGCTGGGTCGTCGTGTTGGGTGTAGTAATCTGAGCCGAGTTTGGCACGGTCTGCAGGATCTTGTCAAAGGCTGGGTTGTTTGAGAAATTCTCAACAAGGATAATTGTACCCCCTGGCTTCATGCGGGTGATGAGGGTGTTCACATCCAGGGTTATATAGTCTATACCCAAGTGATTCATAGAAATGAAAGCCAGGTCCACGGACGCTGGATCGTGAATACCCAAAGTATACTGGACCATACCGCGTATAGGGACAACTTTACGCTGAATACCCTGTTTCTTTACGGAAGCGTAAAAGTCCCAGAATGTCGCCACGGCCTCATCCAGTGGGTACCCGTCCGCCTCCCACCCGCTCGCCGTCCAGTGATTGTGAGAATAAATCATTGAGCCGTTTGAAAACAGACTGGCCAGGTAGGACATTGAAGACTCCATGGAGCCGCAATCAAGGAACACGGAGTCCGGTGTAAGGTTTGACAAAAGGGGGATCATGGTCTCCACAACGTCCTGGCGCCAAAAGCACGGGAAGCCGTTAATGGTCGTTTTGGGCACGGGACCAATGTAAGTATCAACGGTATAACAGATATTTGCCTCCATTTACTGTTACTCGAGATTTAAATATTTCTCGAGTTTCTGAACGCGGTCCTCGAGGACCTCACGAGCCTTGCGTTCCTCTTTGAGCGCCTCGATCAAAAGTGGAACAAGACGCTCGTAATGTACAGTCAAGTAGTTTTGTCCTGACTTTGACTTTCCATCCTCCGTGTCAAAGGGCGCGGGACTCACAGCCTCTGGAAGGACTCTCTGAACTTCCTGAGCGCTGACGCCAACCTTTTGACGCTCGTCCGTGTACCCGTAAGACCTGGCAAGGTCATTTGTAATAAACGTGAACCCTGAAAGATTTGACACCTTTTCTAGAGCGTTTTCTAGAGCTCCAGTCCTAATCTTGAGACGCTCGTCCGAAAAGTAAGCTACAACATCGCCTGTTGCCTGTACGTAGCCCGTAACGCTCACGCCCGAACCAGATGTAAAAGTGAATCCTGAATTAAAATTAGGAACACCCGTTCCCTGGCCATACAAGACGTATCCGGCTGTGAATGTTGTGCTCAAAGATCCTGCGGAGCCACCGACAGAAAGACTTGCAGCCGAACCTGTGAGTGATGTCCCTGGGCCTGAAAACGATCCAGAAGCCGTGATGGTTCCTCCATAAATGCTTGCTGTTGTGAGAGCGTTCGAGGCGTAGATGTTACCTGTGACACCAATCGTGGGCCCTCCCGTGACGGGTGCAAACCCTCCGGCTCCTACAAGGCTCGAGGCTACGGTCGTGTGAAAAGCGCTCGGGGTTGTTATCGCGTTCGAGGCGTAGATGTTCCCCGTCACGCCAATGACAGCACCTCCCGTTACGGGTACAAACCCTCCTGCCCCCAAAAGGCTCGTGGACGCTGCAGTCGTGAAAAAGGCGCTCGGGGTTGTTATCGCGTTTGAAGCGTAGATGTTACCTGTCACGCCAATGACAGCACCTCCTGTGACGGGTACAAACCCTCCTGCTCCTACAAGGCTTGAGGCTACGGTCGTGTGAAAAGCGCTCGGAGTTGTTATGGCGTTCGAGGCGTAGATGTTACCTGTCACGCCAATGACAGCACCTCCCGTGATGGGTACAAACCCTCCGGCCCCCAAAAGGCTCGAGGCGATCAGGGTTGGCGCTGTGACGGCGTTCGAGGCGTAGATGTTCCCCGTCACACCAATGACCGCACCTCCCGTGACGGGTACAAACCCTCCTGCACCCAAAAGGCTCGTGGATGTTGCGCTTGTGAAAAAAGCGCTTGGGGTCGTGATGGCGTTCGAGGCGTAGATGTTACCCGTGACACCAAGGACCGCTCCACTGGTCACGGGTGTGAACCCTCCCACCCCCAAAAGGCTCGTAGCCGTCGCGGTCGTGAAAAAAGCGCTTGGGGTCGTGATGGCGTTCGAGGCGTATATGTTACCCGTCACGCCAAGGACAGCCCCTCCTGTGACGGACGTGAACCCTCCGACGCCCAAGAGGCTCGAGACTGCCGCATTCGTAAGAAAAGCATTTGCAGATACGAGAGCGTTTGACGCATAGATGTTTCCAGTCACCTGAATATTGGACCCGGGCGCAGTTGTTGTCCCGACTCCGATATTCCCTAGCCCGACCAAATTTCGATAAAATTGGGTCGATGATGACATCCTCTACTAAGGCGAAACATTTGTTTCACATAGGCCTGATAATAACATACGATCCTGTATACGCCAGTGTCGTGACGTTTGAATAGGCTGTTTGTCGGATATTGTCCGTCTGATTATTTGCCTCGATATCCAGGTAATAGTACTGGGATGTGTTGGTGACGTTGACTGGTATAGTCACGGGCCAAGGGTTCACATCCCCAAAAGGGAACCGGTAGCAGTATTGCCAAACGTTTGTGATGTTCGAGTGAAGGTCGACCGTGTTTCCGGTGTTACTGGACAGGGCGATGGTCTTGATACCTGAGTCGGCCGAGATGACAGTCGTGATCATGTAAGGTCCAGGCTGGTTGAACCTGATACCCCCGTTGGCCGTCGGAGCGGTTACGAGCGCACTGGTTCCGTACGAGTTCCACTGACCTCCCGGGACAGAGTAAGGCGACACAAACAGAGTGTACAAATTGGACGTGATTGTTCCAGCTATGTTTCCGGTCCAACTTCCAGCGCTCGTCAGAGTATACGTCGAGTACAAGTTCAAGAAAAGACCAGAGGATGCAGGAATGAAGTTTGTTGTCTGAATATTCGTGATGTTTGCCGTAGTCAGGTTCGAGGTTCCTGTTGTGAAGATACTTGGCGTTGAAAGGGCATTCGAGGCGTATATGTTTCCAGAGACTGTAAGGTTCGCTCCAGCTGTAGATGTTCCTATACCGACCGGATTTATGTAGTAAATTGTAGATCCCGTCTGACCGGTCCACTGAGACCCGACAAAGCCAACGATATTTGTCGTGTAAATATTTGCTATGTTTGCGACGTACAAGTTGGATGTTCCCTGGACGTTGAGTGATGCTGTGAGGTAGGCACTTCCCGTTGAAAGGGCATTCGAGGCGTACACGTTTCCGACCACATGGAGGTTCGAACCCGGGCTCACGGTCCCTAGACCTACACGCAAATTTGGATCAAAATAGGCGGTCGAAGTTGTTCCGAGACCTCCAGTGTAAAAAGTAAGAGCGTCATTTACTCCTACAGATAAGCGTCCGTTCCCTACCGTACCCTGGACATAGTCCATGACGATGCCATCAGGGAACAAGCCGCCAAAAGTACCCGTCGCTAAAAACCCGTTGGCGGCCGTAGATGTGTTTGAGACGTACACATTGCCATTGACCGTCACACCCGTCACGACGAGACTCGTGCCAAAGGCTGTCACGTTTTGTGTCACAATGTTGGATATGTTCGCGACTGAAATATTTGCAGTTCCCTGAACGTTGATACTGCCGACGACGCTCAGAACTGATGTGGCGTTACCCAAAGTCAAATTGTTCGCGTAAATATTAGTCGTTACTAGGGCGTTTGAAATGTACAGGTTCCCCGTGATGCTTGCAGAAGCATTCGAGAGGGCCATAGTGTTCCCAAAAATACTCGTCGTTGTGAGGGCATTCGATGCGTAGATATTCCCGATGACGTGGAGATTCGATGTCGGGGCCGTCGTCCCAAAGCCCACGAGGCCTGCTCCCGAAGTTGCGAGTGCGACGTTCGATCCATCGATACGCGTCATGATGTTTGATGTTGGTGCCAGACCTGTGACCCAGAGCTTAGCATTCACGGAGCTTGGAGTAGACCCTACCGTAAAAGTACTTGCACTCGAGAACCCGCCAACACAGTAAGGGGCAGTTGTGAAACCTGCATAGAAATAGTGGGAATCTTTCGTGTAATACGCAACCGATGCACTCGAAGGACCAGCGCCAAAAACGCCAAGTCCTGTGGACGTGTTTCCGGCCCCGTTTGAAAAGAGAACAATTTTGTTTGGAATTACCGTATTATTTGATGTGTTGTCGAAAAACAAGAGATTTGGGGATCCTACTGAGGTATAGTTTGCACCAACGACCCCGGAGTTTCCTATAAATATGCTCCCTTGTTCGACGTGAAGATTTGCCTGAATTGCCGTTGGGGTCGGTCCTATGATGACGTTTCCAGAGGCGGACACATTTGTCGTCTGAAGCGCGTTTGCTGAATACACGTTCCCGGCCACCAAAAAAGTCACAAACTCCGATGCAACGTTCAGAGTCGTGATATTTGCCAGGGTCGCCACCACGTTGGTCGTCACGAGGGCGTTCGAGACGTAGGCGTTACCAGTCACGTACAGAGAGACCTGACCGGTCGAGCCTGTAATACTCTGAACAAGGACGTTGCTTGTACTCGATACGTTCTGAGTGGTTGAATATACAAAGGGAATCGTGACTGTATCAAAGTTGAACGTTGTGTTGGTCGCATTTGATGAGAACCCGGCAGTTATGATATTTGTCGTTGTAATGGCGTTCGATACGTACAGGTTTCCCGTGATACTTGCCGATGCGTTCGAAAGGGTCAGAGTGTTCGCAAATACGTTGGTCGTTGTTAAGGAATTTGAGACGGCCACGTTTGTGAGAAGACCTACGGAGGTGATGTTCGGTTGGGCCGCTTGGGAAACGACCAGGGCTACATTTGCATTCGCCACGTTCCCGAACAAGTTTGATGAATTTATGTTTGAAATTCCAGACCCGTTGGAGACTATGAGTAAACCCTGGACGTTCAGGCCGGTCAAGGTGCCCACAGACGTGATGTTCGGTTGGGCCGCTTGGGAAACGACCAGGGCTACATTTGCATTCGCTACGTTCCCAAAAAGGTTTGACGAATTTATGTTTGAAATTCCAGACCCGTTGGAGGCTACGAGCAATCCTTGGATTGTGAGACCAGACAGGATACCTACGGAAGTGATATTGGGTTGGGCGGCTTGGGACACGACGAGAGCCACGTTGGCACTCGCGACGTTGCCTATGAGGTTCGAGGAGTTGAGGGCATACAGAGCTGTACCGTTCGAGTAGATGTTCGATACGACAACGTATGAGGGCAAATCAGCGTTCACAAGGGCCCGAAACGAGGGCGCACCGGCCGAACCTACAGAGGGACCAGCAAATACATAGTTTTGAGTCGCCCCCGTGGCCGTGCCCGTACCTCCTGATGAGATGGCCAAAGGTGTGCTCAGAGTCAGGGTGTCCATGGAAGTCCCACCAACAACGGTCAAAGCAAAGTTCGGGCTCGGCCATGTGTGAATACACACGTTCCCGTTAGGGTCAACGACCATAGCCAGTGTCGTATGGTCCCAAACCTCGAACGCATTGTGAACGTGGGCTACTGTCTCGTTCTGGTTCACGTACAGGGCGGTTGCCGACCCCTGATTGACTATAGAAAGCGAGTTTGAAGCCTGTGTGTTTGTGGCCGTGATTGTAAAATTTCCAGTGACCGTAAAGTTATTTGCGACCAAGTTTGCAAAGTACGCATTACTCGTACTTGTGATGGGTCCATAGTGAAAGGTTGAACCATTCACAATAAGTGTGCTGAGCGTCGTTGTTGCGGCGACGTTCAAGTCGCCAGCCACGTTACTGTAGCCCATATCTGGTATTTACGGAGCAAAAAAAAAGGTCCGGAAATAGCAGAGGGACGAAATGTCCTTAACGGCCGGAGTACCCCAACCCAGTTTGGCATGGCAATTTGAATCGTCGAGCGTGGACTCCGTGACGGGTTTGGCGCCATCATCGGTTTCAGGTACTGTAACCTATAATCTAGCTGGAAAATACGGCGCTTCTATTAATGTTTTCAGTCCTACTAATTCTTTTAGTAATGCAGTGCTTTACGGGTCTTCTTCTGTGGCACTAACGCCGTCAATTTCCTCTATCAATGGATTTACTATGTGTTTTTGGTTGAGACCTCACTTATTTTATAGTTCAGGAAATTCAACATTTTTTGGTTTTGCAGGTATAAACTCAACTTACTCCTCATATTTCAATATTTTAGGTGCTTCAAGCGGACAAGTTGTTCTATATTGTCAAAATCCTCAGAGTTTGGGTACGGCTTTTCAGACTGGACAATCTCCAGCTTTGCCATCGGGATCTTGGAGCCATTTAGCAATAGTATGTAGTCCCGGTGCATCTTACTCTGTCATAACATGTTACTTGAATGCAAGCTCATTCGGATCTCTCACAACCAATACAGTGGCTCTTGGATCATTTTCAGTTTCAACAATAGCACTCAACAGAAACCCTCTGGCGACTTACTCACCCGGTTCAGCGGAATACGACGACCTCCGCATATTCAACAAAGCCTTGACCGCGGCCCAGGTTCAGGCTGTATATAACGCACAGGGTAGGCCGAACCAATGTGTATTCTCAAACGTCACAGGGTCTTCACAAGTTAAATTATGGCACTCGTAAATTTTTTCAAAGTATATAGTACCAAATGTCCAAGGTTGCTTGCTTCGTCCTCTTCTTCCTGGTTGCCAACCCCATGACCTATGACCTGACCAGCAAGCTGCCCCTGGTCGGCGACTACATCACCGACGCTCAGGGCAAGCCCACCCAGATCGGTGTGCTGATCCACGCGCTGGTCTTCTGCCTGCTGATGCACTACGTGTATGCCATGATGAAGTAAACGGCCAAAGGGGAGTCGCACAGCGACTCGGCTTAGTACTCAAGTAATTTTAAAACAAAAAAGGGGGGATCACAGTTGCTGCGCAACTGGTCTAGGTGAATTGGTCCAAAACCGACCGTATAGCTCCATAAAAAGCCTTTTTCACATTCTCAAGACCTCTGTACTCCGAAAGGTGCGCGAGAAGCGCGGTACACAAGTCTTGTGCATTTTGTTCCTCCTGGTGACTCATGTTCCAGAGGTACATTTGCTGCTCGGGGGTCAGAGCGTCCCAGGCCTGTTCGGCCCGGACCCATAGGTCGTCTGGGTCCGAGTCGGGGGTCCAGTACTTCTTGACCCATCCACACATGTGTTTGTAGGCTGCACGGGACAAAGTCACTTCTCCGTTCGCGTCGGAACTCTTCGCCCGCTCAAACACATGTATGATGTCGTTATTCTCATCGAGTATGTGAAGCTCACCATCAATCTCGTCGAGGTGCATATAAATTGTTTTAAGTTTTTAAAAGTGCTTGAACCGCTGCGCTGGGAAGAGTCACTACGTGACTCGCTACAAATCCTCATTCCACGTCAAAGCCAAGGAAACATTCACGTAGGAAACAAGACCTGAAATGCTCTGGACGTTTGCCGTGAATACAAGAACGTCTCCAGGGTACGCGACCGACTCGTACGGCTCGAAATCAAACTGCTGAGACGTCCCACATGCAACATTAACATCAAATCCTGTATTACCCCCTGTAATTCCCGTAATTTGGGACAAGTTCGAACTCAGGGTCGATTGACCATAAATGTTCGAGCCGTCTGCATCACTTTGATTCGTCCCGCTATATGGGACCCAGTTTGTAATACTTGTCGTTGGGTTTCGAATCTGATGGATATTAAGAGTGGCAGGTGCTGGACTCAATTGGAAAGCGTTTGGTCCCGCACCGCCCGTTGCGTATCCACCGGAAGAGATACTAAAACTTCTCAGATGGATTTGGCTTCTGTTTGCAATGACACCTGGTGCATTTGTTCCGAAATATGTAGCATTCTTAATTGCGAAAATCATGGTCTCAACACCTGGAACGAGATTTGCTGTTGGGGCCGAATAAAAAGCCCCTCGAGAACTCGTAAACTTGCGAGACCCTTCGAGAAAGTGTCCGCCAGACGCGGCATAGACTGAGATGGTGTTTGAAGACCCTGATGCACTGTTCGAGTACCAGGCCATCTGAAGGGTCGGGTTCTGGAAGTTTGGAATGGTTGGTACAAGCTGGTTTGTAGGAATGGAATGGACGAGAATGTACCGCCCCGTACTCGGATTTTCAAGGTAAAAGAGGATATTTGCGCAATACTGAAACTGGATTTGCCAGGAGTTGAGTGCTTGGGGATTGAGAGTCATACCTGACTTTGTGTTGCCCGTGACTGTATCAAAGTTCCACGAGGTTTGAGGGTAAAATGTATCGTTTCCGTTGCGTCTCCAGAGGATCCCAAACTGGGTCGAGTTGGAGACGTTTCCGTACCCGAACCCGGCAAAGTCTATGATTTGTGTGGTATTTGCAACGGCAAAACCGACCCCTGCTATTTGCATACACCCGTTGGTCGCAGACGGGTACGAGAAAAGGATCGTCTGACGCGCCTGAACACCCTGGCCTGCGCGGTACGTCACAAACTTTTTCGAGTTGAAATAACACGAGGAAACACCGGACGTACCGTTTGAAGACACGTTCAAAAGTCCGAGACTTGCGGTGGCCGATGCGTTTCCAGACACGTTACTCGAGGTAATGAGCGTGTTAATTCCGTATGTAAAATTGATCTGGGCCAGTGGGTACGGCTCGGCGACCGTCACCTCGTTAAATGCCGTTCGGGGGTCGTTAATACACACGTTCAGGGACTGGTTCCCGTTCGAGCCGAGAATCTCAACCGTTGGGTTGGTCCCCTGGGTCTGACCAGCAACGACTGACCGGGTATTCAAAAGGTCTGTATAGTTATTCATGGCAACCGCCAACCGGTCGGACTTGACGGCAATGCGCGCCTGTGGGTGGTAAATGCTCTGAATCATAAACGTGGTCTGTGCGGCCGAATCGTTGATGTACGAGACGCGGAAGAACTGGGCCGTCATGGTCGTGTCGAGCGTGAAACCATTGGCCGTCAGGGAGGTCACGGGAGTGACCGTGTTTGATACGGGGTAAAAGGGGGAGGCGACATTCGAAAACTGGACGAATATGTTGCCAGTCGCTGTAGACGGCACAATATAATAGGAAACACTGAGAGACGAGTACTGGGACACGTCCTCAACAGTTCCGGTAAAAGTTGCGTTCCCTGCGAGTGCCGTCGTGGTCGAGTTACCCACTGAGACGTTCGCAGTGACCGCTGGTGTGTAAGTCATCCTAATAAACTCGATAGAGTTTATTTCCCGAGCCCAAAGGGCGCCTTGATGAAATTTTTAAAAAAGCCTTGGGCGGCCAAAGTCCCTCAGGGACTTTAGACTATGGACCACCGCGCCCCTGTCCAATACAGGGTCAGAGCCGAATAATTTGTGTTCAAAATTGCTGATGAAGACCCATCAATCAAGTTGGGACTCGTTGCGGCGACTGTTATACGGCTTGCAGATGCGGTCCCAGACTCGTCCTTTATGATGTATTGTTTGCCGACCGTGAGGGTCGCACCCAATGGTAAAGTGACTGTTATACCTGTAGAACATCCTATATAGTAGTCTGTTATCTGGGCCCCGTAATTTGTAGCTTGCCCCGTCACCGTGTTCCCGAGCGTACTGATGGTGATGGACTGTGAGGCTGCGGCAATACCACCTAGAGGTGCGATGGAGATCCATGTCCCACTTGCGCTCGCCGTTGGCTGGAGGATAATGGAGTCAACGCTAAAGGCGTCAACATAGTAATACAAAGAGGTCGAGGCGACGTAAAACTGCGTCTCGAGTACCCCAGTTGGGTTTTGACTCGTAGATGGGATGATGGAGTACAGGTACGTCTGGTCCGTTCGGGTTCCATAGTCTATAACGTTCGAGCCTATCCCAAGTCCGAGGATGTTATTGTAATTTGTAAGGAAATTGGATGCGACTGTATACACACCCGTTTGGTTAAACTGGAAACACCCGTTCGCTGATGTCCTTATGTACGTGCTTGTTCCCTGTTGCGTAAACGCAGACATTTGGATCTTGTTTGTTTGTGCGCCCCCGCCGGGTATGCTTCCCGTGAAATACCCGGGCGTATAGGGTGCTCCGAGACTGAAAAACAAGGACCCTCCCACCCCGAGTTCTCCGAGACTTGAATAGACGTTCCCAGACACTACGACGTTCCCTTGAACATACGTGTTACCACCAGAACCTAAAGAAATATTTGAAGAGACGGCGAGATTACTTGCCGTAATTTTTCCGGCAACGAGTTGAGTCACATTCTCTACACTCGTGACGTTGAGTGTCGCGAGATTTGCTAGAGTTGCCACCACGTTTGTTGTTGTGAGCGAGTTCGATACGTACAGGTTTCCTCGAATTTCAAGGCTTGAACCCGGTGCGCCCGTGTTTATACCGACGTTAATTCCGTATGGGAATACTGCGACGTTTGAAACGGTTGGCTGTGCATTTGCTCCTATACTGGTCGTGTTGTACAAAGATGACGAAAAAGGGCCGGAGCCTGCACCGAGTGCTGTGTTATACTGCCCACCCGTGATCCCCTGTCCAGCGTTCGCACCAAGTGCCGTATTGTACCCACCCGAATCATTCTGGAGTGCCTGCCAACCGACAGCCACGTCATACCCACCTGACGGGTTTGCACTTTGCATAGCCTCTCCACCGAGCGCGGTATTGTATCCCGGTCCTTGGTCATTATACATCGCATAGTACCCGACAGCAACGTCATTTCCACCACTCGGGTTAGAATTTTGCATAGAATAGGTTCCTATCGCTATGTTATACCCCGGTCCCCTATCATTCCTCATAGTTGAAAACCCGATGGCGACATCCTGACCCTGTGAAGGGGCCGAGTTCACCATGGTCTCCGCGCCTATGGCGACGTTATAGCCCGGACCCGTATCATTCAAGAGCGTGTTCGACCCGAGAGCCGTATCGTATCCTACGGTCGGCTTGGCGTTCTGCATAGACTGGTACCCGATGGCTGTGTCGTACGCACCCGTATCATTCAGAAGTACACTCGCACCAAGAACCGTATCGGTCGCCACGAGGTTTGCACCCCGACCGACCCGAACAGGTCCTGTAAATATATCGTTTGTGGACACGAGCGATGTTACATTGAGGCTCGTGATATTTGCGTAAGTTGTAATCAGATTTGCGACGTTTGCGAACCGCGTCGATACGTTGGTCGTTGTCAGACTATTTGCCGAGTAGATGTTTCCGGCCACGAGGAAGGTCACTGTATCAGAGTTGACGTTTAGGGTCGTGACGTTGGCGGTCGCAGCCACGAGAGAGGTTACAAACTCCGAGTTGACATTGAGGGTCGTGACGTTGGCTGTTGACGCCACGAGGGAGTTGACATTGAGCGTCGTGATATTTGACCGGGTCGCTATGACGTTTGTGGTCGTGAGTGAATTTGATACCACGAGGTTCGGGTAAGGCTGAATAATTGAACTTGGACTGATATTTGAAAGGAGACCGCCGTCGGCCGTGATGGTACCTGGGAATGTTGCTGCGCCCGTTGAGTTGAAGGCCCATGTTTGCAGACCAACAGTAATATCAATGGCACTTGTTGCTGATTGGATAATTCCCGTTCCCAAAATAGATGCAGGAAGATTGAATGTTCCGTCCGTTCCATAGATCCATGTGTATGACCCGACTTCCGTACTCAAGGGAAACGAAGTGGGTGCAATCACCGTAGCGGTCGTTACGGTTCCGATCGTTGCTGCCGTGGCATAGACGCTTGGCGCCTGGACTGCGTTCGAGGCATACACGTTCCCGAGGACACTGAGTTTCGCCCCTGAGGCTCCGATACCCAGTGTTCCCGTATAGTACCCGTTTACGCCTACAAAATTAGACGTTGTTACGTTGGTAAGGTTGGATACCCCCTGGACGTTCAAATTTCCAGTCAAAAATACGTTGGTCGTTGTGAGACTATTTGCGACAACCAGGTTTGAAAGGACTCCCACTGAAGTGATGTTGGGCTGAGCACCCTGAGAAACAACCAGGGCCACGTTGGCACTCGCCACGTTCCCCACGAGGTTCGATGAATTTAGGGACGAAATTGATGCTCCGTTACCAGCCACGTTTGTTATCGTAGCCGTTCCGAGGACATAGAGGTTCGAACCGTTCGGAGGGTTACTGAGAGTCCCTATGGAGACGCCGTTTCCATAGGCGATATTCGAGTTGATATTTGTCCACTGACTGATGGCCGTGAACCCAACGTTCGACACGGAGGTGACGCGGCCGTACTGATCGACCGTCACCTGTGAAACGTTCGCCGAAGACCCGTACGTACCTGCAGTCGCCCCGCTCGCGGGGAACACACTGGTCGTAAGAGTGCCAAGACTGACATTTGCCGCATTTATGTTTGAAATTCCAGCTCCATTAGAAGCAAGCAAAAGTCCCTGTACATTGAGCCCCGTGAGAGTTCCCACGGATGTGATGTTCGGCTGAGCCGCCGTAACAACGGACTGGGCCGTTAGAACAGTACCCGCGATGGCACTGGCCTGTATGTTTGTGAGACTCGAGCCCGAACCGCTGAAAGTACCGCCAGAAACCGTTCCAGTGACTGAGAGGCTCGTGAGGGTTCCGACCGAGGTGATGTTCGGCTGTGCAGCCTGAGAGACAACCTGGGCCACGGTTGCGCTCTGGACCGTTCCAGTGATGCTCGTTCCGGGGACCCCAGTGAGCCCCGAGCCGGACCCAGAGAAGGTTCCGGATGACGTGGTACCGGCCACTGTGAGGGACGTGAGGGTTCCGACCGAAGTGATGACTGGCTGAGCCGCAACAGTCACAGCCTGTGCCGTAGGGACTGTCGAGACGTTCGAACCGTTGATATTTGAGAGCGTGTTTCCGTAGATGAGTGAACTATTTACGACTCCAAAAGCCAGGTTTGAAGCATTCAGATTACTCAGAACGTTTCCAGAGACAATACCTGTGATGTTTGAGACTTGAATGTTACTGAGCGTATTGGCATAGATAAGTGCAGTATTTACAAGTCCATAGGTCAAGTTTGACGCGTTCAGGTTCCCGAGTGCATTTGAAAAGAACCCTACAAGGTTTGAAAATTGCAGGTTGCTCACAGTGTTTCCATAAATCAGAGTGCTGTTCACGACTCCAAAGGCCAAGTTCGAAGCGTTCAGATTACTCAGAACGTTTCCAGAGACAATACCGGTAATGTTTGAGACCTGGATGTTACTGAGGGTGTTTCCGTAAATCAGGGCTGTATTAATGAGACCAAAGGCTAGGTTCGAAGCATTCAAGTTACTGAGGACGTTACCCGTGACGTACCCCGAGACGTTCGAGACTTGGATGTTACTGAGTGTGTTGCCATAGATGAGTGCGGTATTGATGAGCCCAAAGGCCAAGTTTGAAGCGTTCAAGTTACTGAGGACGTTTCCCGTGACGTAACCCGACACGTTCGATACTTGAATGTTGCTCAAAGTGTTACCATAAATGAGAGCACTGCTCACAACCCCAAAAGCCAAGTTTGAAGCGTTCAGGTTCGAGAGTCCTGAACTGTTTCCGTAGTATGCTTGTGCGCTAACAACGTTGAGGTTCGAAGTTCCGAGAACATTGAGTGTCTGGGGTCCAAAAACCGTCGCTGAATTTGCAAAAAGAGTCGTCACGTTCAAAGTGTCTATGTTCGCAGTACCGACTACGTACAAGTTCGAGCCATACGGAGGATCAAACAAGGTTCCTATAGAAACTCCGTTTCCGTACGCGACGTTACCATCTATGGTTGTCCACTGTGAAGAAACTACGCGAATGTTCGATACACCGCCTATCCTTCCGTATTGATCTACAGATATCTGAGGTATGTTGGAGAAAGATCCCCATATTCCCTGGTAGGCGTTGGAAATTGGTAAATTTGTAGCCAAAATTGCATTGTTGAAAAAGATGGCACTTGCGGTCAGGGTTGATAAGTTTGCAGATCCACTTAGGTTTGCGGCATTCAGGTTCGAAATACCGTACCCGTTTCCAAAGAAAGACCCTCCCTGAAATATGGTCGCGTTCGAAACTGTTGTGTTTATAAACGGCGTCACGAGGTTACCGAAAATATATCCGGACACGTACAGGTTCCCTGTATACGAGTTTACGCTATACAGATTTGACGCGGAAAGACCGTAAAATGTATTGAGCGCGTTCCCGTTAGAAATGTAAATCATGGGAGGAATTGCTGGCTGACAATTGTTAATGGTGACAGTCCCACCTCCACTGGAGCTTACGGAATATCCGTACGATCCATTGGTTATGCAATCGCACATATCTACTACGTACAACTATTTATTTTGTAGGACGCCGGGCAAATAGAACAAGCAAAAGACCGAAGAGAGCAATTGCAAATATGATGTACATTTTGGTCTTTTCACCCGAGTCCCATGGTACGGGCGCTGGAAGGCTCGGGGGCCTCTCTGGCTCTTCAGGAACCTGGACCGTTTCGAAACGAAGTAAAAACATGTTTCGACCGAGGTCTATTGGAGGGCTGAAATTGTTATCAATAAATACGTTTCCATTATTTGGCTGGCGCCACGTGATTGTCAAGCGGTCGAGCTTTTCAATACGGGAAGGGTACTCATGATATACGCGAAAGTTGGCATTATACATTTCAAGGTTTACGGCAACGTTTGTGTTTGTATATGTAGCCAGGTTGGAATAGACGGCAGCGGCTCCCCCCGAACACTTGACGGGGACGGTCGCAAAGGAACCATAGAAAGCGTTCGAATTTGGAACGGTCAGGTTTCGAATAGCGGATGTATTACTTACATTCGTTGCGGCCACCGTGAGAGCCGACGCGGTGAGATTTCGGGGCGTCCGAAGCTCTTGAATATCCAAAGTGATATACTGGGAACTGAACACGTTCGGCAACATGGCCGAAAGGACCTCCACCTTTGTTATGTTCTTGATGGGGACCGTCAGATACAGAGTATATGAATTTGAATTTGGGTAAATTGATTGATCTCGGTTGTTGGAATCAGCGTATACGATGTATTCCATAGCTAGTAAGTTCGCAGAACTTATTTCCCGCCCGTAGGGCGCCCTTTTTTTTACATTGGGATCACAGTTGCTGCGCAACTGGTCTTTTAAGCCTGTGCTTCGCTCCAGAACAGGTTGACTTGCACGACGTTCGAGCCTCCCGTGCCCGGAACCAGTGACTGCAGGTACACGACGAGTGCGTCTGGCCCGTCTGGGAAGTTTTGGTTTCCACCGATGACCGAGTTGGTCATCTCCTTGAGTGCGCTCAGATCCAAGTTGTTCTGGTTATTCGCTTGAACGATGGTCGAAAAGATGCGTTCGCCAGGCTGGGGGACTCCGGTGATGAGATTTCCCGGGTAAAATTGCACGAAGCTTGGCTGGGTGCCGTTGGAGGGTGTGTTTACGTTGACCCAATTGCTTGGTGAAAGTGTGATACTTGTAGGGTTAAGGAATCCGAGTGTCTGCACATTCATCGGGGCCGTCACCTCGAGCCTCTGAAGCAAAAGCTGAGAACGGTTCAGAAGCTCCTTTGTTCCGATATCGCCGACAAGACCGTTGGTCACTGTAGGGGCTAGACGGATAGCAAAGGCACACGCGTTCGACCCGGCGGCCGCCCCGGAGTTTGTAAGGGTCACGTTCACGTTCGAGTAGTTGAAATAGTACCCACGCTCAGGGTCGAACTGGCCGTCCGTCAGGAAAGATGAGCCCCAGTGGGTCAGTGTCGGGGTCGCCGAACAGCTCAGGAGGTTCACGGAAGTTCCCGTGTAGTGGCTGGTGTTTGAAGAACCGGTCAGCGTACGCAGGACATCGTTGACCACATAGGTCAGAGGGTATGCCCGGGTGAGACCCGTGAACCCGTACTGAGTGGCGTTGGAGTAGTTGATCAATTCACTATCAATAATGAGAGTTCCAGAGGCTGGGAAATAGGTCGTAGCATCGTTCACAAAGATTGTGTCTGTGCTTTGGGTCGTGGACGCGGTTGTGGCCAGGGTGTTCGAGACGGGAGCCGCCAGGGTCGTGACGGCCGCGCGGGTTTCGACCGTAAGCTCGTAGCGCACGGGCAAGTTGCCCGAACGCAAGTACGCCTCGTCATTCACGTTGTTATTACGAATGCGGTGCGCATAGACCCAGTTTCCGTCAGGTCCACGCATCATGTAATCAATAAAACCAGCTCCGTACCATGTGTACTGAATACCGATCATTTGCATACGCGTCAGGTCAACTTTGTACCCAGAAGGGCCCATACCATCCATCGTGTCGCGATTGAACGAAGACTGGGGAATCCGAAGTTCCTTAATCTTACACATCTTGACTGGATGACTCGGGTCGATAACGGTCGTCCCGCGGTATGGGGGCGTGAACGTGAGAACGCCCTGACCCTGAATAGAGGTGACCTCGTATGTCATACCGCGAATAGTCACACGGTCATTCACTTTGAGCTGGTCCTGGAAACGGGTCGTCGAAAGAGTAAAGTTCAGAGTACTTGCACTTATCGTCACGGCGGTCTGAGCGGGCA